TGCGGCTGCCAGATTTTGTACGGGTTTGGAAGTCGACGGAGAGAACAGCGCGGGCCTAGAAGGCCCCGTAATGCCCCCTGAGAGCCCCGTAGACGGACGAACGGTGCGGATCGGTAGACAGCACCGGGGACAAGCGAAGACGGCCGCAGAGCCGTCGCCGGCTGACGCCCGCGTAGGAAGATATTCGTGTGAAGTGCGTCACATTCTACGGTGTGAAACTCGAATACTCACCTACATAACCTATGGAGGGGTAAGGGAGCGAGCTCCAGCGAGCGACCGCACCCCGACATAGGTTCTTGTCGGGGTAGTCGAACGGAGAGAGACTACCCCCTTTTAGCGACCTCCGGTCGCCCAGGTAGGTACCAAACGGTGAGAGAGGTACCTAGACCGTACAGGCCGGGGTTTATCCCCCGGCCGATACAGCATGGTCGTTTTGGGTAGGTACGTTACGTAAGCATCACTCACCAACAGAACCAGTGGTTACGTAACCGGGTACGTTACGTACGACTAGATACGTAACAGAACCACTAACCCCGTGGCCGCCCGAAAGGCGGCCCGCAGCGGGTTACGTTTGTCAGGTATGTCACTAGGGAGGGAAACATGACCGCATCGGTCAGCATCCGAGTAGGAGAGATCTTCGAGGACGAAGATGGTCTGTGGAAGGCTCGCCTCATCGTCGGGGACCGTCCAGGGGGGACCATCACTTTACCAGAGCACCTGGTCCGGTCGGCGATGGAGAACGCTGCTGAGTGAGCTGGGAGTCATCTGACCGCCGTGAGCGGCTGCCAGCCGACTGGCCTCGCATCCGCCGCGAGGTTCTGCGGGCGGCTGGTCACCGCTGCCAGATCCGCTACGCGGACATCTGCACAGGGATGGCTACCGAGGTTGACCACGTCCGCTACCGCGACGAGGAGTCACCTACCCGGGCGTCGTGCAGGCCGTGTCATGCGCGGAAGTCCGCGATGGAAGGCGTCGCTCAGCGTGCGAAGCTGCGCGCGATGAAGAAGCGGCCACCGCCCCGCCACCCGGGTCGTAGAAGCAACTAGGAGGGACCAGGCGTCCCCGAGCCCAGGAGGCGTCATGCCGGGTCCAGTGCCCAAGCGATCGGACGAACGCGTCCGGCGCAACACCACCGAGTACGGAGAGGTCACTACTCTCCCCGTCTCCGGACCCGTGAAGTCCCCTCCGCTCGGTCTCACCGATCCTCACCCGATCGTCCGAGACCTCTACAACTCTCTAGCCGAGTCGGCGCAAGCCGCGCTTTATCAGCCGTCGGACTGGCACTACGCGAAGTTCACCCTCCACTTCGCCGACCAGCTCCTGAAATCCTCCAAGCCCTCGTCGCAGATGCTAGTAGCCGTCAATCAGATGCTGTCATCGCTTCTGGTCTCAGAAGGTGACAGGCGACGGGTTCGGATCGAGGTGGAGCGGACGAAGTCAGACGGCCCGGATGCGTCGGTGACGACGATGGGCGAGCTGTTCGAGCGCGCTCTCCGTAAGCCGAAGTCGAGCTAGAGACCGCAGTCCCCGGCGGGGTTGAGCGCTCCCCTTCCGGTGCTCCCCCGCTGGGGCTGCCACCAGACTTGACACGTAACCGCGTGTCACGAACTGCCGTCGAAAGGAAAAAGCATGGCAGTGACTGTTTACGACCGCAACGGTCAACCGTTCGAATACCCGCGCGGGTCCTACATCACCGTCGACGACGACCAGCCTCTGAGAATCTGGGACGAAGACGGGGAACTCATCGGAGTGTTTAACCAGGCCGCATGGACCCACGTCAAAGAGATCGTCCCGCCCAAACCCGGGAAGCGGACGGTCATCAAGACCGGGTTCGGCGTTGAAGTGCAAGAGCGCACCTAAGACCCGGGCGCAACGTCCCGACTGAGGCGGTCCGCCGTGACGACGGCGGTATTGGTGCTCAGGAACCGTTGCAAACCCCGCCTAAGCGTCTCTCAGCCTCGCGCAGCTGTTACGCCGCCTCTGGGCGGGGCCTGTCTTGCCAGGCAGGCGAGACCAGCCAGTAACCAAGAGCGGTCGCCCCTGGCCGGTATGAGCTCCACCGACCGAACGGGCTCACCTTTACACGTAACCTACGAGAGGCCGGTATGACCGTCACGATCACCGCCGACGTCCGAGACGTCACCGGTCAGCCCGACAACCAGCAATGGGTGTTCTCGACCGTGCTCCGACAGCAGGACGGCTCGATCCTCACCCAGAAGCAGGTCCGGGTAAACCCGGTGGACGGCGCGCTGAGCGTAGAGCTGGAACCCGGCTTCGCGATCGTCGTCTACGGCGAGTACCGCTGGTTCATCGAGGTGCCCGAGACCGACGCCGAGCTGTGGCCGCTGATCGCCACCTCGGTAGCGGTCCCTCCGGACACCTCCGCTGAACTGCTCGCTGACGCTGTCAACGGCTACCTCGACGCGAACCCGCCGTCAGCGGACTGGGACGCGTTGTCGAACGTCCCGTCCGAGTTCCCGCCGTCTGCGCACGACCACGTAGCCGCGGATGTCACCGACCTCGACTCGGCTATCGCCGCGTACCTGGTCTCGAACCCGCCCGAGGCAGGCTCGGTGTCCTGGGACGACATCGACGACAAGCCGTCGACGTTCACCCCGAGCTCGCACACCCACTCGATCGCTAACGTCACCGGTCTCCAGGACGCTCTCGACGAGAAGCTCGACGAGGCCGCGGTGGACGCCCGGGTGGCCATTGGCACCGCCGCGCTGGTCGACTCGGCCCCGGCGACGCTGGACACGCTCAAAGAGCTGGCCGCAGCGCTGGGCGATGACCCGAACTTCGCGACCACGGTCGCCTCGCAGATCGGCGCGAAAGCCGACAAGACCACCACGATCACCGCGGGTACCGGCCTCACCGGCGGCGGGGATCTGTCATCGAGCCGGACGCTGAACGTCTCGTTCGGGACGTCGTCGACGACCGCGTGCGTCGGTAACGACTCCAGGTTGTCGGACACCCGCACCCCGACCGACGGATCGGTGACCAACGCCAAAGTCGCTTCCGGTGCGGGTATCGCGCTGTCGAAGCTGGCTACCGGCTACGTCGCCGGCTCGGACAACTCCGGTGCCCGGACGCTGACTATCTGGGTCGGGACCGAGGCGCAGTACACCGCGATCGGCACAAAAGACTCGAACACTATCTATCTCAGGACTGCATAGGAGGTCGCCGTGGCAGGTATGTCACTTGCCACGACGGCTTTCGCGAAAGCCGCGATCGGCTCGACCGAGATCCAGAAGATCAGCATCGGGACCGCCGAGATCTGGTCCGCGGCTCCTCCGCCGACCGTCGGCTTCGACGCGGTGTCGTCGATGCAAGGCGGGCTGGGCGACTTGTCGTACTCGTTCTCTGCCACAGCGGGGTCCCGGGTCTTCGTGGTCGCGCACCTGCTCGGTAACGAGACCGTGGCAGGCGTCACCTACGGCGGCAACGCTATGAGCCTGGTCCAAGGCATCGCGTTCAACAACACGTCCTCCAGCGGCTGGCTCCGGGTTTACACCCTCGCGAGCGCCCCGGGTGGGTCGCAGACCGTGGTCCTGGATAAAAACGGCTCGAACTGGTGCATGTCCTACGCGATCTCGTACGAGAACGTCGCGAGCCTCGGAACCCCGGCTACGGCGACCGGTAGCAGCACCAGCCCGTCGCACTCTGTGTCGGCCCCGCCGACCAACGGCCGCACCTTCCAGGTTACCGGCTGGAACAACGGAAACGCGACGTTCACGCCGTCCGGGGGCACCGGCCGCATCAACGGGGTGCAGATCGCGGGCGGCCTGTCAGGCCGAGACTCCAACGCCGCGGCTACCTACTCCGGGACGCTCTCGGGGTCCTGCCCTTGGGCGAGTATCGCGGTTCCGATGACCCCGGTCACCTGACGAAAGGGCCGATATGACGACTGTTACCGCTACCGTCCACGACATCTCCGGACGCCCGGACGATTCGCACTGGACTTTCTCCAGCGACCTGCGCGAGCAGGACGGCGTGATCATCACGCCCCGCGTCGTACGCGTGAAGCCGTTCAACGGAGAGCTCGCGCTGACTTTACCGCCCGGACCTGTCCGGGTGACGCACCACCAGGACCGATGGTTGATCGACGTCCCAGAAGAGGACTCCGACCTGTGGGACCTGATCGAAGCCGCTACCGACTAAGGACTTCATGAACCGCCTTATCACCATGTTCGCCGCTGCTCTTGTGAAGGCGGTCTTCGACTACCTGAGGGCTCACCCCGAGTTCTTGAACCAGGTGATCGACCGGGCTACCGCGAAGATGCCCGACCTCGCTGACCTCGACGACAAGATCCTGGCGAAGATCCCGGATCTGTCCCGGCTGGACGACAAGATCATCGGGCTGTTCCCCGACTTGTCTCGGCTCCCCGAGCAGCTGATCAACGCCATCAACCCGTTCAAGCGCTGAGGCGGCCTCGTGAGCTTCCGGATCGTCAACGGGAACACCCACACCGAGAAGGGGTGGCGGTGCTGCAACAGGGACGAGTGCGACATCGTCCGCATCCCCGGCCTGTATCTAACCGACACAGCACCCATCCGTAAGGGAGCTCCGCTAACCATTCTCGGGGCGTGGCTGTACTGGTACGACCGCAACGTCGAGGAGATCGTCACCCCGATCTGGGGCTGGTCCCTTGATAACGACGTACTAGGGCAGCCGGGGAAGAACAACGGGTCTAACCACCTGTCCGGGGTAGCTGTGGACGTCAACGCGCCCAAGTACCCCTGGGGCACGTACCGGATGTCTGCGGACAAGATTGCCAAGGTCGAGGAAGGACTTCGGCTGTTCGAAGGGACAGTCTTCTGGGGACGGCGCTGGTCAAAGCCCGACGAGATGCACTACGACCTCTCGTACCCCGAAGGCGACCCTCGAAACGAAGCCTTCGCGAAGAAGCTCCTGGATGGGTACCTCGGGATTTACAAGCCCGCTACCCAGGTGTCCGCAGCCCACATCCTGGCGGCGGCCACCGGCCTGAGCGAAGCTCGCGCGGCGGAGATCCTGCCCGCGGTTCGCTCGGGCCTCCGGGAATCCGAGTGCACGAACGTCAACCGCATCGCGATGTGGCTGGCTCAGATCGGGCACGAGTCCGGGTCGTTCCAGTACACCGAGGAGATCGCCAAGAACGGGCGGTACGCGCCGTACATCGGCCGGACGTGGATTCAGATCACCTGGGACTACAACTACCGGTCGTTCTCGCAGTGGGCGTACGCGTTCGGGATGGTTCCGACACCGGACTACTTCGTCGTGAACTACCGCGAGCTCGCTGATCTGAAGTGGGCGGGCATTGGCCCTGCCTGGTACTGGACGGTCGCCCGCCCGGACATCAACGAGCTGTCCGATCGCCGCGACCTGAACACGGTCACCCGCCGGATCAACGGCGGCACCAACGGTCTCGCGGATCGACAAGCCCGCTACAACCGCGCGCTCGCCCAGGGCGATGCGCTGCTGCAACTACTTCACGAAGAGGACGACTTTTTGTCTGCTCTAACCGACGCTGAACAGCGTGAGTTGCTGGACCTGGCTCGCCAGCAGGCCAAGTACAAGCGCAAGTCCCGCTCGCCGCTGCACTGGCCGCACGAGGGCGAGGTCGATACGATCGCCGGCTTGTCCTGGTCGACGGACGCGAACGTCCATATCCAGCTGGTCGAGAAGCTCGCTGTGATCTACGGCGACCCGGTCTCGATCGCGCTGCTGTACGCGGTGTCGAACTCCGACGATCCGACGAACAACCCCGAGCTGGCGAAGCGCATCTTGAAGCGCGTCAAGCCCGAGGACATCACCGCTGCTCAGGTCCAGATCCAGAAGTGGCTGGCTGCCGAGAAGGAGAACCGAGAATGATGAGACCCGACGTTTGGAAGCGGCTCCTAGAGGAGCGCGACGAGCTTAACGCTCGTTTAGAGCGGCTGACGGAGTTCCTTGACTCCCCCGCTCTTGACAGCCTGCCCCCAGTTGACCGGAGCGATCTGAGAGCACAAGCAGAAGCGATGGGTACGTACCTCGATCTGCTCAGCCGACGGATCGCTCGGTATGCCGCTTAAGCTAGGCGACCGCAACCCCACGGTGCGCCGCTGGCGCGAGGTGATGGCGGCCCGGTTCGCCGGGTATGCGCGAGTCCATGGACCGCTGCCCACGGACACCGACGAGTTCGGACCACGGGCTGAGGCATGGCAGACCGAGTACGAGTCCCGGACGTTCCAGCCGCTCGACGGGATCGTCTCTGACGACGATCTGCGCGCTCTGGGGATTCCGGCTCCCGAGGACACCCGCCCGGTACTGCTCACCGTCTCCGGGACCGGTGTCCCGTGGTGGATCGGTCCTGACGCCGACGTCGCTCGCCGCCTCGGCGATGTGTACCTGTGGCGTCCGGTGGGACCTCCGTACACCGCGCAGGCGTTCCCGATGGGGCCGTCCGTGGCGAACGGGGTCACCGAGGCCACTCGCATCCTGGAGGAAGAGCGCCAGCGCATCGAGCGCTACGGGCTGTCGATGATCGGCTACTCGCAAGGTGCGATCGTCACCTCCGAGCTGTGGGAGTACCACATCAAGCCGGTGACCGGCCGGCTGCACTGGGTCAAAGACCACGTGCGCGGAGCCGTGACGTTCGGCAACCCGATGCGCGAGACCGGCAAGGTGTGGCCCGACCCGGGCGGTCAGATGCCCTCGGCGAAGTCGCACGGTATCGCTGACCAGCTGATGGTCGACACCCCGGACTGGTGGAGGAACTACGCCCACAAAGGCGACCTGTACACCGACTGCGAGGGCGACTCGGGCGAGATGAAGACCGCGATCTACAAGGTCGTGATGATGTCCCGGGTGTTCTCTGGTCCGGATTCGATCCTGCGCCAGCTCCTGGAGATCGGGGTTAACCCGACGTTCGAGCTGATCGCGCTGATCCGCGCGGTGCTGGACGCTGGTCTGTTCTTCATCCGCGGCACGACTCCGCACACGAACTACAGCATCGACCCTGCGACGGACTTTCTGCGCTCTGTGACTTGATACGTAACGAGGAGGTGGAGTGGCGGTTCACTACCCGGAGTCGCTACTCCCCGCCCCGTCGCATATCCAGGGGCCGACCTGGCGGCAGTACGAAGACGGCTCATGGTTCCTGCCCGAGAAGACTCTCGGCTGGCAGATCATCAGCTGGCTGTTCGAGTACGTCAACTCCCCCGCTGGCGACGGCCCGTTCGTCCCGACGCTGGAGCAGGCGCGATTCATCGCCTGGTGGTACGCGGTCGACGACCAAGGGAAGTACGCCTACCGCGAGGGCACGCTCCGCCGGATGAAGGGCTGGGGAAAGGACCCGATGATCGGCGCGCTCGCGCTCGCCGAACTCTGCGGACCAGTCGCCTTCTCGCACTTCGACGACAACGGTAACCCGGTCGGCAAGACCCGGCACGCGGCGTGGATCACGATCGCCGCGGTCTCCCAGGACCAGACGAAGAACACGTTCTCGCTGTTCCCGATCATGGTCTCGAAGAAGCTGAAGACCGAGTACGGCTTGTCCGTCAACCGCTTCATCATCTATTCCGAGATCGGCGGCCGGCTAGAAGCCGCTACCGCGTCCCCCGCGTCGATGGAGGGTAACCGCCCGACGTTCGTCGTCCAGAACGAGACGCAGTGGTGGGGAGTAGGCCCCGGCGGCGAGGTCAACGACGGCCACCAGATGGCCGAGGTCATCGAAGGCAACATGACCAAGGTCGACGGTGCCCGCACCTTGTCGATCTGCAACGCTCACCGGCCCGGCGACGACACCGTCGCGGAGATGTCTTACCTGAACTGGCTGGACATCCTGGCAGGCGACGCTATCGACACCGGCGTCCTCTACGACGCCTTGGAAGCCCCGGCTGACACGCCGGTCTCCGAGATCCCGTTCCCGTCCGACGACCCCGAGGGGTACGAGGCCGGGGTCGCCCAGCTCATGAAGGGCCTGGAGATCGCCCGCGGCGACTCGATCTGGCTCCCGCTCGACGACATCCTGATGTCGGTCCTGACGGCGAAGAACGACGTCATCGAGTCCCGACGGAAGTTCCTCAACCAGGTCAACGCGACTGAGGAATCGTGGATCGCACCGTCTGAGTGGGACCGTAACCACGACATCAACCTGCCTCCGCTGAGGAAGGGCGAGCGGATCACGCTCGGGTTCGACGGTTCGCTGTCCAACGACCACACCGCGCTCACCGCGTGCCGGGTCGAGGACGGGGCGTTGTTCCTGGTGAAGGTCTGGGTGCCTGAGAAGTACGAGGGGCACAAGGTTCCGCGCCAGGACGTGGACGCGTACGTCCGGTCGATGTTCGAGAAGTACGACGTCGTCGGTATGCGCGCGGACGTCAAGGAGTTCGAGCAGTCGGTCGACGCCTGGGGTCAGGACTTCCGGCGCAAGCTGAGGATCAACGCCTCCCCCGGTAACCCGGTCGCCTTCGACATGCGCGGCCAGCAAAAGCGATTCGCGCTGGACTGCGAGCGGTTCCGTGACGCTGTTCTGGCGGGCGAGGTCAAACACGACAACAACCCGGTGCTCAAAGCGCACATCACCAACGCGCACCAGCACCCGACGATATACGACGCAATCAGCATCAGGAAACCTGGCAAAGAATCCAAGCGCAAGATCGACGCCGCTGTGACGGCTGTCCTCGCTTGGGGCTCGCGCCAGGACTTCCTGCTCAGCAAGAGCAACACAGGAAAGGGGGCGGGTCTGCTGCGATGACGACTTACCACGAGCACGTCGAGCGACTGCAAGGGCTCCTCGCACGGGACCTGCCGAACCTGCTGGAAGCCGAGGCCTACCGCAACGGGACGCGCCGGCTGAAGACGATCGGGATCGGCGCTCCACCGGAGCTGGCTTACCTGGACGTCCAACCGGGCTGGGTCGCTACCTACCTCCGCACTCTGTCCGATCGCTTGGACATCGAGGGGTTCCGTATCTCGGAGGATTCCGAGGGGCTCGAAGAGCTCTGGAACTGGTGGCAGGCGAACGACCTGGACGAAGAGTCGGTCCTCGGACACGACGACTCGCTAACGTTCGGTCGCGCGTACATCACGGTCAGTCACCCGGACGTCGAGTCCGGGGACCCCGCGGGTATCCCGCTGATCCGGGTCGAGTCTCCGCTGTATATGTACGCCGAGCTGGACCCGCGCAACACCCGCCGGGTCACCCGGGCTGTCCGTCTATACACGACGCGCGACGACGTCGCGGTCCCGGATCGAGCCACGCTGTACCTGCCTGACGAGACTGTCCCGCTCCGCCGCAACGGCGGGCTCAACGACCAGTGGGTCGTCGACGGGGACGTCATCAAGCACGGGCTCGGTGTGGTGCCGGTCGTACCGCTGACCAACGACCCGCGCCTCGGTAACCGATACGGCCGGTCGGAGATCTCTCCGGAGCTGCGCAAGGTCACCGACGCCGCGTCTCGCACGCTGATGAACCTGCAGTCGGCGTCCCAGATCCTGGGCACCCCGCTCCGTGTCATCTCCGGTGTCACCACCGACGAGTTGACCAACGACGGCGAGAACACGACGCTCGACATCTACTACGGGCGCATCCTGACGCTCGCTTCTGAGGCCGCCAAGATCTCCGAGTTCAAGGCTGCCGAGCTGCGGAACTTCGCCGAGGAGATGGAGGTATTCCGCAAAGAGGCCGCGTCTATCACCGGCTTGCCGCCTCAGTACCTGTCGTCCTCGTCGGAGAACCCCGCCTCGGCTGAGGCCATCATCGCTACCGACTCCCGGATCGTGAAGATGGCCGAGCGTAAAGGCCGGATCTTCGGCGGTGCCTGGGAGCGCGCGATGCGGATCGCGATGCAGATCATGGGCCGCGAGGTCACCGAGGAGTACACCCGGCTGGAGACAGTCTGGCGCGACCCGTCGACCCCGACGGTCGCCGCTAAGGCTGACGCTGTGTCGAAGCTGTACGCCAACGGCCAGGGTCCGATCCCGAAGGAGCAGGCTCGCATCGACCTCGGCTACACCGCTACTCAGCGCGAGCAGATGCGTGACTGGGACAAGCAGGAGACCGAGGACATGATCGACACCTTGTACTCCACGACGAAAGCCCAGGCTGACGCCACGCCGAAGCCGACGGTCACCGAGACCAAGACGGAGACGCAGACGTCGCCTTCCGGATTTAACCGGACCAAGACCCGGTGAACCCGGAGGAGTACGCCGCAGCGCAGCTCCTCATCTCCGCCGCAGTAGTCCGGCACGTCAGGAACGTGGCCGGGTTCTTCGCTCAGCCCGCGCTGACGATGTTCGACTGGCTGCGTCTGCTGGACCTGCTGTTCCCCGAGATCCAGCGCCGGCGCACAGAGGCATCGGTGCTCGCTCGCAGGTTCTACGACTCGCAGCGGTCGCAGCACCACCCGGATCTCCCTCGTAACGATCGGCCCCTGGAGGGGACGACGTTCGAGAAGTTCGTCGAGAACATGGACCCGGCTCGTGAGCGGATGCAGCAGGCGGACACCCGCGGAGACGCGCTGACGCACCTGACGCTGCGCGCCGTCCGCGAGGTGGAGAACGCAGGCCGTCAGCAGATCATCCACGCCGTCGAGAACGACCCGGAACCCCGCGTCCTGCGCGGCTGGGCGCGCGTCGCGACGGGCCGGGAGACCTGCGCTTGGTGCCTGATGCTCATCAGCCGCGGACCTACGTACGTCCGGGCCGAGACCGCTGGTCTCGACCTTGATACGGAACACGCTCTGGAGCTGTTCGAGAACAAAGACCTGGAGACCTACTTCGCCGACATCAGCGGAGAGATCAAGCAGTGGCACCCCGGGTGTGACTGCAAGGTGATCCCCGTCTTCCGGAACGAGGACTGGTTCGGCAAAGAAGCTGCCGACCGCGCCCTCGACCTCTGGGGAGACGCCACCAAGGAAGCCATCGACCTTGAGGACAAAGGCCTTGTCCACAAGAGCGGTAAGAAAAAGGGCCAGCCCTTTACTCGTAACGAGCTGGCTATCAACGCCCTTCGCCGTCGCCTGGAGCGCGGCGAGATCTCAGCACAGCAGTACGCAGCACTCGCTGCTTAGCCCGCCAACCTGACCGACCTGCCAGGAGCAGGAGTCACCCCACGCCCAGGAGGCACAGATGACCGAACCCACCGACACCCCCTCGACGCCCGAACCCGTAGCTCCCGCTGCCCCGGCTCCGGCGGCTCCCGCTCCCAAGAGCGAGGACCTGCCTGACTGGGCTCGCGAGAAGCTCTCGAAGGCGAACACCGAGGCTGCGAACTACCGAGTTCAGCTCCGCACCGTGGAGACCGAGCGCGACAGTCTCGCGGAGAAGCTCGCAGCTCTCGAAGCCCAGGCAGCCCAGGCGGATACCTCCGCGTCCGAGAAGCAGCACGACTTCGACCGTCTGGTGACCGCGGTCCAGGCTCTCACCCCCGATCCCACGCCGCTGTTCACGTTCGCGAACACGCTGCAGGGCGATTCGGAGGAAGCGCTCAAGACGCACGCCGAGAGCCTCAAGACCCTGTTCGGCCTGAAGAACGGCCCCGTGGCCGCTGTCGACCGCTCGCAAGGCCTCGGCACCGAAGCCCCGAGCAACGACCCTGCGGTGGCCTTCACCGCGCTCATGAAGTCCCAACTCCAGAAGTAAGGAGCCCCTGTGGCAACCCTGAACGAGCTGATCCCGAATACCGCGGGCAGCAACCACCAGGGCCGTCTGGCCCACGTCCCCTCCGACCTGCTCCCCAAAGAGGTCATCGGACCCATCTTCGACAAGGCTGAGGAGAGCTCGCTCGTCCTGCGCCTCGGCGAGCGTATCCCGATCTCGTACGGCGAGACGATCATCCCCACGACCGTTAAGAACCCCGAGGTGGGCCAGGTCGGCGTCGGCACGTCGAACGAGCAGCGAGAAGGCGGCCTGAAGCCGCTGTCCGGCACCGCGTGGGACACCCGCTCGGTTGCGCCGATCAAGCTGGCGACCATCGTCACCGTGTCGGAAGAGTTCGCGCGCATGAACCCGGCCGGCCTGTACACCCAGCTTCAGGGCAAGCTGGCTTACGCCATCGGCCGCGGTATCGACCTCGCTGTGTTCCACGGCAAGTCCCCGCTGACCGGCTCGGCGCTCCAGGGCATCGACTCCGACAACGTGATCGCCAACACGACCAACGTTGACTACCTGCAGGAAGCCGGCGACCCGCTGCTGGACCGCCTGCTCGATGGCTACGACCTCGTGTCGGCCAACCCGAACGTGGAGTTCAACGGCTGGGCCGTCGACCCGCGCTTCCGTGCTCACCTGCTCCGCTCTCAGGCCTACCGCGACGCCAACGGCAACGTGGACCCGAGCCGCATCAACCTGGCCGCCTCGGCTGGTGACGTCCTGGGCCTCCCGGCTCAGTTCGGCCGCGCTGTCGGCGGCGACCTGGGCGCTGCGACCGACACCAAGACCCGCATCGTGGGCGGCGACTTCTCGCAGCTGAAGTTCGGCTTCGCTGACGAGATCCGCATCAAGATGTCGGACTCCGCCACCCTGACCGATGGCTCCAACGACCCCGTCTCGATGTGGCAGACCAACCAGATCGCGATCCTGATCGAGGTCACCTTCGGCTGGCTGCTCGGTGACAAGCAGGCGTTCGTCAAGTTCGTTGACGACGAAGAGCCGGGCAACGACTGATCCAACCTTGACACAGAACGGTAGGGGTTCCTTCGGGAGCCCCTACCTGACTGTCCCGACCACTACCTGGAGGTAGATATGACTGCTCCATTCAACGGGGCCGTGGTCCGGGGATGGATGGGCTCGCTCAGCGACGCCGAGATCATCGCCAAGCTGGCTGACCTGGAAACAGAAGAGCCCGACGAGGTCGAGGTTTCCTGGGACGATGTGACTGACAAGCCGGAGGACTTCCCTCCGTCAGCTCATACCCACGCCTACGCCGACATCACCGATGTCCCCGAGGACTTCCCCCCGGCCGCACACACCCACGAGGCGGCCGACGTCACCGACCTCGGCGACTCCGCGCTGCTCAACGTGGGTACGGCCGCGGGCACGGTTGCCGCTGGTAACCACACCCACTCCAACTACGTACCCACCACGCGCACGGTCAACACGAAGGCGCTCAGCGCCAACGTCGTACTCAACGGGGCCGACGTGGCCCTCACCGGCTACGAGATCGGCACCGAGCCGGAGGCTGCTGTCGCGGCCGCTGACACCGTCAACGAGGCCATTGCGAAGCTCGAAAAGCGCATTGCCGACCTCGAGGCCACTGTCGGGGGCATGGCCTAATGGCATACGCCGAGCCCAGCGACGTGGTCGCGCGGCTCGGGCGGCCGCTGACCGATGACGAAGAGACCCAGGTCGAGACGTTCCTGGAGGACGCCGAGATCGAGATCCGTTCTCGTATCCCTGACCTGGACGACAAAGCCGAGGACGAGGACTACCTCAAGCGGGTTATCAAGGTCGAGGCCTCCGCGGTCACGCGTCTGATCCGAAACCCCGACGGCTACATCGGTGAGACCGATGGCAACTACTCGTACCAGCTCAACTGGCGGCTGAACACCGGGGCGATCGAGATCACCGACAAAGAGTGGGCTCAGCTCGGGCTCTCCAAGAACGTCGGTGTGCTCAACGTCCGTCCGAAGACTCCGCTGGAGCGCTCGGGTGAATACCCCGCGTTCGGCTCGATCGAGTGGCAGGTGTTCCAGCAGAGCTCCCCGCTGTACTGGGGCTACTGATGAGCGGGCTTCTGGACGACGGGGCTAACTACGAGCCCGTAACGGTGTACCCCGAGGTGACTCGGAAGGACCGGCTGGGCAACACCCTGGTCGGCCCTTCTACCACCGGCGTCGAGACGGTCGCGCGATTCCAGATCCAGAACCAGTCGGGCACCGCTTCCCGGCGGGCGGAGATGGACGACATCGGCGACATGACCGAGCAGGTCTACACGATGCGGTTTCCCAGGTCGTTCACGACCGTGCTCGGGTCCGGGTCCGAGGTTGTGTGGCGCGGTGAGCGCTGGGGTGTGTACGGCGACCCTCGTCGTTACAACGGCTCTCGCCGCACCGCCCGCCTCGAATACGTGGTTCGGAGGTTCTGATGCCTTTGTACTACGGGCGATCCGGCCTGAACAAAGTCGTGTCGCACCTGCCCGGTGTGGTCCACGAGATGCGCTCCGAAGCTGACGAGGTCGCTGACCGGGCGAAGGCCAACCTGGCTGCCGCTCGTGCGAGCACTCAGTGGGAGAAGATCCACGGCCCGGACCATCTGACGAAGATCACTCGGACCAACGGCTCGGTGGATGCCTACGTCAACATGGAGGCCCCTAGCCCCGAGTCGATCGAGTACGGCCACTACCCGTCCGGTGTCTTCGACCCGGAGAAGTACGGCCGCGTCACGAAGGCTCCGCAAGGGCTGTACATCCTCACCGGTGCCGCCGGGTTCGGCGGCCAGACCGCTATCTCTACCGGCGCTAAGCGCGGGAAGAGGGGGTAACGCATGGCTGGCAAGCTTCCGATCGTCGGTGAGGTCGTGCTCCCGATTCTCCGCGGCCACGAGGACCTGTCCAATCCGATCAGCACTGTCCCGTCTCTGGCGGGTGTGCATGTCGGGACGTGGGTCGAGGACATCGACTCCCGCACGTTCCCGCTGATCACCGTCCGTCGCGTAGGCGGTACCCGCAGCCCGGAGCATCCGACGCTGTTCACGCAGCCGGTGGTCGAGATGACCGCTTACTCAGCGGCTGACCTGCCCACTACCGAGCAGATGTACGAGGACGCCCTAGAGGTCTTGTACCGCGCTGCACGTCTTCAAACCAAAACGCCAGCCGGCTATCTGCATTCGGTGACCGAGACCTTGGGTGCGTCCCACGGCCCGTCACCGTTTGACCGGACCTGGCGCGTCTTCGGCCTGATCCGACTCGGCATCCGGCCCCCTAAGAACTAAGGAACCAAATGGCACTGAAAGATGATGCCGTCCTCATTGCCGCGCGGGGGTACGTGTACACCGCTGCGGTCGGCACGGCGGCACCTACCCCTTCTCAGCTCAAGCTGATCGACCTGGAGCACCCCGAGGCGTGGGACCGCACCGGCTGGGAGCTCGTCGGACACACCTCCGAGGATGACCTGCCCGAGTTCGGCTTCGACGGCGGCGACTCCGAGGTCCGCGGCTCGTGGCAGAAGAAGAAGCTGCGCGAGGTCGAGACCGAAGAGATCGCGGACTACGTGGTCATCAACCTGACCCAGTTCGACGAGTCGGCTCTGGAGCTGTACTTCGGCCCGAACCAGTCGGCTACCCCCGGCATCTTCGGCGTGAAGTCCGGCTCGGTCGTGAACGAGCGTGCGCTGCTGATCGTGATCGTCGACAACGACGTCCGCCTCGGCTTCCACGCCCGCAAGGCCTCCCTGAAGCGTGAGGACGCTATCTCGCTGGCGACCGACGAGTTCGGCGCTCTGCCGGTGCGCGCGACCTTCCTCGACTACCAGTCGTACAACCTGTACGAGTGGATCGAAGAGGACTGGTTCAACGCTGCTGACGAGCCGGTCGTGTACCTGCTCGATCTGGGCGGCGCTACCGGTGGTGACTACACCCTGCTGGTCGGCGGCAAGTCCACGGACTCGATCGCGTACAACGCGAACGCTGCGGCGGTCAAGACCGCTATCGGCGCTGTCGACGACGGCGTGCCTGAGTCTGCGTGGACGGTCACGGCCGATGGCTCGGACTTCGAGATCTCGGGTCCGCTGGCTGTTGCGCTGGGCGTTGACAGCACCACGGGCGGCTCCGGCGTAACCGTCGACGTCGCCTGATTCGAACTTGACACGTAACCCGTGTCAAACGGGGAGCCGCCTGCACACCTTGGCGGGCCTTGGGCGGCTCCCCACCTCCCGCTTTACCTAGCCCGCCACCAATCGAAAGGCCTGCCACCTATGAGCAAGATTCTGACCCTCGACACCATCCGAGAGGAAGCCGACCGCGAGTACGGCGCGCCGGTTCAGGTGCAGATCTCCAAGGACACAACCGTGTCCCTCAAGAACGTGATGCGACTCCGCAAAGACGTGCGCAAAGACATCCTTACGCAGCTCGAAGCCATTCGGACGATCAACGACAAAGCCGACGGCGACAAGACCGAGGCTGACGCCGAGAAGCTCGCTGACGCAGTCTTCAAGATCCTCGAACTGGCTGCGGGACGCGACTCCGAGACTCTGATGGACGCCGTCGACGAGGACGTCGCGGTCGCCACGAAGATCCTCAACCACTGGCTGGAGGAGACGCAAGCGGGGGAAGCCTTCAGCTCGGAGGACTGATCGACGACTACGGCGACGCCCTGTACGCGGACTTCCGGTCTGAGTACCAGATGAACCTCGCGGATCTGTTCGATCCCGCCTCCCGGCTCGGGCCTATCCAGGTCCTGGCGCTTATCAAAGAGCTGCCCCGGGAGGGCAGGTTCTGGTCCGAGAAACAGGGCGGTCCTCAGTTCCGCGGTTGGACCGATCAGACGTACACCACCGCGGCGCTGGTCAACGAAATCCGAGCACTCAAATTCATGTACCTACTGGCGAACACGTCGAAGGACAAACGCCGCAGGCTGACCCCGCCCGAACCGTTCCCGGTCCCGAAGGTGAAGCCGCAGAAGGCGAAGAAGTACAAACCCGGCTCGTTCGGAGCCATCGCGGCCATGCGTATGGCTGCTTCCCGCAATCGGAAGGCCCAGGCAACGGGCAGATAGTGAGGTAGCCCGTGGCTGCAGGGAAAGAGGTCGGTCGCCTAAGTATCAAGGTGACCCCTGACCTCGACGGGTTCTACCGAGATCTGAAGGCCGCGGTCGACGCCGCCGAGAAGATGAAGGTCAAGATCCCGGTCGAGCCGGACATGGGCAACTTCCGGCAGGAGGTGGCCGCCAGCACCGCCGGTATGACCGCCAGGGTCAAGGTCCGTGCCGACGTGGACAGAGGCCTGCTGGACAGCGTGGCGAACTCTCTGAGCAATCTGAAAGCTCCGTCGTTCGGATCAGGAATCAACCCCACGGGGTACATGCTGATCCTCGGGGCAGCAGCGGCGCTGACTCCGCTGATCGCCGGGTCGCTGGGCGCTATCTCAGCCGCTCTTCTCACACTGCCCGGGCTGATCGCCGCAGTAGCCGTTCCTATCGGCGCACTCGCACTAGGTATCGACGGGTTCAAGCGCGCTGCCGAGAGGCTCAAACCCGCGTTCGACGGGCTCAAAGAGTCGATGTCTGCCGCGGTCGAGAACCAGTTCGGTCCGGTGTTCGACCAGCTCGGTAAGGCTATCCCGACCCTGGCCGCGAACCTGCCCAAGGTCACTCAGGGCATGGCGGATGTCGCCAAGTCGATCGTCGACTCGGTCACTTCCGGCGAGGGCCTCGGACGTATCGAGTCTCTAATCTCGAACATCGGCGCGGCTATCTCCCGATCCGCTCCCGGCCTCACATCGTTCGTCGACGGACTGCTGAACCTCGCTGAGAAGTTCAGCGGCAAGCTCCCGGCGATCTCCGACTGGATCAACCGCACCGGGGAGTCGTTCGCCCGCTGGGTCACCGAGTTCACGACCGCGGGACCGGATGGGGTGTCGAAGTTCGACAACGCTATGTCGGGTCTGGGTGACACGCTGCAGATGCTTGGCGGCGGACTGGTCGACATCCTAAACAAGTCCCTGGAGTTCTTCTCCGACCCGCAGAAGATCCAGTCCTTCAAAGCGGAGCTCGATGGTCTGATCGCGTCGATCTCGACGCTGGTCGACCTGATCAACAGCCTGGCCGCCGCGTTCTCGAAGGTGCCGGGGCTGTCGGACGGTGAAGCCAACGGGATCATGGACTTCGCCCCGATCCAGATTCAGGCCGCGATCGAGCTGATAAAGAAGATCCCGACCGCCTGGGAGGGCGTCAGGCTCAAGGCCGCCGAGGTGTGGAACTCGATCCCGCAAATCGCAGCCTCGGCTCTTTCCTCGCTCGGCAGCATAATCAGCAACGTCGTCTCGGCGGCTTCCGGCGCATGGGACGGCCTGGTCAGCGCGGCATCGACCGCGTTCAGCTCCGTCGTCAGCTCGGCGCAGGCGGTGATCAGCGGGGTGACCTCTGCGTTCGTGTCTGCCGGGGCGCAGGTACTCGCCGAGGTCGGCTCTTGGCCTGGGCGGATCGTCGGCGCGCTCGGCGACCTGGCCAGGCAGCTGGGGTCCATCGGCGCTAGCGCCGGTGCAGCGTTGATCACCGGCCTAGCTTCAGCGATCACCGGAGGCATCAGCCGCGTGGTCGGCGCGGTCGGCAGCGTGATGAGCAGCATCAAGGCGCTGATCCCGAACTCCCCGGCAGAGACCGGCCCGTTCTCCGGATCAGGCTGGAAGCAGGTCACCGGGTTCGGTGACGCGCTCGGCGATGGTCTCGCCAGCGGCATCTCTGCCCAGGAGGGCCGCATCGTCGGCCTGGTCACCCAGATCATGCAGTCGGTCAAGGACGTCTTCGGTGACGCCTCCGGGCTGAACCTGACGTTCAACTTCGGCGCGATGCAGACCGGGCTCAGCGGCCTGCAGTCGAGTCTGGACACCGTGACCTCGTCCTCGCAGAACCTGAACAAGTCGCTGACCTCTGCCACCTCTGACCTGGCCACTGGCTCGTCGCTACTGAACAGCGACACGAAGAACCAGCTGAACGATCTCAAGCGGACGTACGACGAGCTGGAGCTTCGCCGCAAAGAGCTCCAGGTCGCCAAGAACGAGGCCGGTTCCAAGGATGAGAAGGCCGAGATTCAGGACCAGATGGACCGGATCAAAGCCGAGAAGGACCGGATCGCGCTGGAGAAGGACAAGCTCAAGCTGCTGCAGCAGCAGTCCGGTGAGATGGGCGAGCAGAAGACGCTGGCCCAGTTCCTCGGTGAGCAGATCGCTTCTTCGTGGCAGCAGGGCACCGACGCTGTCGCCGGGTTCGCTCGGGCGAACCTCGACCAGGCGATGGGCGACCTCGGCATCGGCGGAGGCGCGATCACCAACGGTCTGAACGCTGGTCTCGACTGGGGAGTGCAGGCGCTCGGAAACGTCATGAACATCCAGGTCAACTCGGTTGACGACGCTATCGCGGTGAAGAACAACGAGGTCGCTAAGCAGGCCTTGACTTACACACGCCGCTAACTTGAAACGTAACGAGGAGTTACATGGCTTCCAGACTGCTGGACCCCGATACCCTCGTCGAACTCGAAGGTGTCAACGGTGAGTGGTTCGACCTCACCAACGGCACCGAGGGGATCTACCTCGCTACCGAGGTGACGGGTCTGCTCGACCCGCCGGTGAAGGCGACGTACGAGGAGCCGGGGAACTTCCCCGGCGCTCGGTACCTGAACCACCGCGTCCTGCGACGCGACCTGGTGTTCGGCGTCGAGATCCTCAACGACGAGAACGACGAGACCTGGCTGCGCCGGGATTCGGCGTGGCGCAAAGCGTGGTCGTTCAAGCGCGACGCGAAGCTCCACATCACCACCGGAGAGTCCGGGCACCGCTACCTGAAGGTGCGGCTGTTCGAGTCCCCGACGACTGACATGGTCACCGACCCGCGCGGTCGGGAGGTGAACATCACGAAGATGGTCGTCGTCGCGGGCGACCCGTTCTGGTACGAGGACGATGTCGTCTACCCGATCGAGGTCCAAGAGGACACGACGTTCGACCCGAACCCGTTGCCGTGGCCGTGGCCGCAGCCGGAGCTTCCGGTCGAGGACATCGAGATCACGGTCCCGAACGCGAACCCGACGGACAACATCATCTGGCCGAAGTGGACGCTGCCCGGGTCGTCGGAGAAGCCTGCTGATCCGTACATCCCGGGGCTGCCGTGGCTCGGCGCTCCGAAGTCCCCGGCCACGCTGTGGACGGTCCCGGATTACAAGCTCGATCTCGACGAGGACGAGGACCCGTCGCTCGGCACCCGGCGTATCCGGATGCCCGGGCAGATCGGCGGTCTGCGCGTCGAGGAAGTCCAGCAGATCTACATCGACGGCCGCCCGACCGGCGGCACGTTCAAGATCGGGTACGGCGATGAGTGGACCGAGCCGATCGCGTACAACGCGACCCCGAACGAGGTCCGCGCTGCGCTGATCGCGCTGTCGGGTATCTCCGCCAACGACGTCGAGGTGTCTCTCGGCGGGGCGACGAACGAGGTCCAGACGGTTCGCCTCAAGGGCGGTGCTCTGGGCGGCACGTTCACGCTGTCGCTGGGCTCGGAGACCACGGTCGGTATCCCGTTCAACGCCTCCGACGCCGACCTTCAGGGCGCGTTGGTGGGGCTGGATTCGATCGGCTCCGCCGACGTCAAGGTGAAGTCGACGAAGATCAACGAGGTCCAGGTGGTCGAGCTGGTCGGGGAACCGACCTCGGGTTCGTTCACGCTGACGCTCGACGGGCAGACCACGGCTCCGATCGCGTACAACGCGACGCCGGCTACGGTGGCGGCCCGGATCGCGGACCTGCCGAACATCGACGGTAACTACGTCAAGGTCGAGGGTCTGAACGAGTGGTTCCACTCGCCGTACCGCATCACGTTCGGCGAAGCCCAGAGCCAGGGCGTCATCACCGACATCATCTCGGGGATCATCGATTTCATCGGCGGCTTGTTCGGCGGTAACGCCTCGGGCAAAGGCGTCGGCGGTATCGACGTCGACGAGATGACCGGGGATGTCGGCACGCTCTCGGGAGGTGCTGGGCTCGATGTCCAGGTGACCACCGAGCAGGACGGCGACCGGCTGTACGTCGTGTCGTTCCAGCGTGCTGCTGGCGGTCTGAACCTGCCGCAGCTGGTGGGTGACGCCTCCGGTCTGGAAGGCGACGACCTCTCGATCGAGACCGCTACCAACGTCGACGGCGGCCGCCCGTACGTCGTCCGGTTCACCGACGACCTGCAAGGCGTGGACGTCCCGACCATGACGGTCGATACGGACGAGCTCACCGGCGGGTACGAGGTCGGCAGCCGCGTGGTGGTTCTCCGCGAGGGCTACACGTACCCGGCTGAGAACGTCGTCGTCGACTCCGACCCTCGCGAGGAGCAGGTGTCTTCGGAGTCTGGTTCCCCGATCTGGGAGCGGATGAACTCTGTCCGGTTCCTGCACTACATCCCGCCGTACACCGGCGAGGTCACGTTCAAGTTGTCCGTGTCCGGGGCTGTCCCCGGGCAGATTGCCACGCTGCGCCTTCCGCGCGCCTGGTCTCGACCCTGGGGGCTGGAATGAAATACACGCTGCGCGTTTTCGGGATTCCGGTCCTGAGCTTCGAGTCCGCAGGCACCGGGACCGAGGAAGGCTACATCAACCTCACGGGAGGATCGTTCGAGCTGGCTCCCGAGGAGCCCGAGTACGACGAAGAGTACTACGAGGAAGACCGTAGCGGGTTCGGCTTCGGGGTGAGCTGATGCCAGCTCCCGCCGCAGACATGACAACCCTGGCGGGTCACCAGCAGCTCTGGGACACCGTCATGAAGCGCCGCCAGAAGCGGGAAGACGAGCGGATCGCACCGCCGTTGATCCGCCTCTGGGACGGCGACTACAAGCTCCGCGGCCAGCTCGTCGGGGAGCGCAGCCACAAGTTCGAGTTCATCGAGAACGAGACCGGCACCGCGTCGATCACGATCTCGCTGGACCACTACCTCGCTAAGTGGATCGCGTCCCACAAAGGCCGCGCCCGCCGCAACGTCCACGTCTCGTTCGACAAGCAGGGTGCCCGGTGGACGGGCCGCATGGACCACTACGACATCGTCCGGACCAAAGAGGGCGACGTCTACATGGAGGTCGTGTTCAAGCACGACTACGAAGAGCTCAAGCACATCTACGTGTGGGCGAACCCGTTCCTGCGGCCCGAGTTCCAGTTCCCGAAGCTGTGGGTGATGTTCGGCCCCGCGAAGTGGGCGCTGCTGCTGACGCTGTTCGTCAACATCCTCCGCCTGGAGACCTCGCTGTGGACGCTGCCGGACAACCCGCTGGACATCTCCGAGTGGTTCCCGTTCTCGCTGAACCCCGGTAACTGGCGCAACATCGTCAAGCCGTTCCCGTTCCTCGCGGACAACTCTCCGCTGACGATCGTGTTCTCCCGGTTCAAGTCGTTCCACGACACCGCGAAGAACGTCCTGGCCGACTCGCAGCTCACCATCGTGTGCCGCCGGTACTTCCACGGCGAGGACCCGCACCCGTTCGCGGAGCTGTCCGGTGAGCTGGGGCTGCCGCTGATCGAGGGTATCGCCTCGCTGATCCCGCTGCGCCACGGCTGCCTGGTCTGGGACATCGTCGACAACTCCGGTTGGGGTTCGGAGACAGCGTTTGGAGGGTCGCTGCTGACCGGTCTGGTCCGCGCGGTGATGAACATCGCGTCGGACGGCATGACCGAGGGCATCGACATCTACACCGGGCTACCCACCTACCCGGGTGAGTACTACACCCCGGGGTTCCTCGGGACGTACCCGAAGGCTCCGCACGTGGTGTTCATGGAGTCCCCGTACACCGGCATCGAGTCCTCGAAGTTCACGTACACCGAGGCCACGGACACGTCGTTCGTGCTCGGCGGGCAGTCGATGCCTGGGGTGAACGAGATTATCTCGGCTGGCATCAACATGGGCGGCGACTTCCTGACGTCGCTGATCAACTCCCAGCTCGCCACGCTCGGCGCGTTCGGTGGCGCGATCGACCTCCCGCCGCTCGGCGGCATCATGGACGCGGTCGCCCGTCCGCTGTACGAGAACGTGATCCTCGCGTTCATGGAGATTCCCACGCTCCGCGCAGCAGGCCTGAGCCTGCCTATCGCTGGCCTGGAGGACATCGTCACCGGGCTCGGGGACTTCCACTACAACGAGGGCTGGGTCGACGGCGCTGATAAAGCGTTCACGATCTCCGCGATCATGGCGGCCCGCGCTAAGCAGTGGGCTACCCGGGCGAAGCACTCGCACGAGATCCAGGTGTCCGACGCTGCCCCGTACATCATCGGTGAGCGGGGTCACGGGCATTTCTGGCTCGGTGACCGGGTCGGTACCACGGTCCTCGGCTACCCCGATCCGTACACGATCTTCGTGGAGCGGGTCACCAAGCTCACCTACGAGTGGACGTCCGACGGCCCGAAGGGCTGGACCATCACGATCGGTTACAAAGAGCCCGAGGACCCGATCCTCAAGGCGTTCGAACTGATCCAGTACATCAACTCCAACCTCGGACAGCTCGGCATTCTGTAGCAGCCGAGCTTGATACGTAACGAAAGGCCCGCCAGTTGCTTCACGGAAATGAAGTAGAGATCACCGAGAACAGTGTCCGGATCAACGGCACTGAGGTGGACGTGCTCGAAGACGGGATCGAGTTTTCCGAACTCAGCCACGACGACCTGTTCACCATCACCCTGACCATCCCGGTCGCCCGACTGTCGATGCATCAGTGAACGAAGTGCCCCTAGCCGGATTCGAACCGGCACCACACGGGTTTTAAGCCCGCTGCCTCTTCCAATTGGTCTATAGGGGCGCGTCCAGTTCTACCTACCAGGAGCCCGCCACATGCACAAACCCTTGACCCAAGAACACGCCGACCCGGACAAGCCGGAGGAAGCCCTCGCCTGGGCTTTCTGGGGACTCCCCCACCCGTCCGGAGGTCATTCGCTGTCTAACCCGGTGATGGCCAGGTACTGGTCGAAGCACTTCACGGAGCTCGGGATTGTGCATGTGGACTCTCTGCGCCGGCTCGCTGACGAGAACGGCAACATCCACGTCAGCAAGCTGCCTCAGCAGACCAAGAAGTTCCAGGCTCCCGCCCGCGGGCCGCGGAGCCACTACAACCCCGCTGCGCAGTGGGTTCCCTCGGATACCCCGGAGCCTCCGAAGTTCCGTGTCCAAGATCCTCGGACGCTCACCCAGCAAGAGCAGCAAGCCCAGCTCGACATCTACAAGCAAATGGGCCTGATTCCTACCGCACCACTGCCGCAGCATCAGGCTGCGGTCGAATGAGAGGCCCGCTTATGCCAGACCTGGAAGACACCCAGCCGTTGCACGTGTCTGACCTGCCTACCGAAGAGATGGACCTTGCCGAGCTGGACACAGGCGGCTTCGAGATCCCGCACCTGGGCTGGGACTTGGACAAAGACGGTGACATCGAAGGTATCGAGGAGTACGTCCCCGAGCCTGCGGTGCTGCGCGGCGCTGTGGCCGCGGGCCTGGGCTTCGCCGGGTTCGTCCTCGGTAAGACGTTCGACGTCTCGTGGATCGACCAGGCGGTCGCTATCTACGCGGTGGCTGCACCGTTCGTCCTCGGATTCGTGATCCGCCGCCACGTCACCCCTACGAAACGGTGACCGAGGTCCTGGATTGGTTGGCGGTGGCTAGCGGTCCTGCGGGCATCGCGATCGGTATCTACGGCGAGAAGTGGCGCTCCCGGCGACGGGAGCCTGCCGAGATCGAGAAGACCGAGGCGGAGGCCTCGCAGATCTTCGTCGAGACCGCGGTGACTCTGATCGCCCCGCTCAAAGCGGAGATCGCGGACCTGACCGTGCGCGTCAACCAGCTCGAAGAAGAGAACTACACGACCAAGACCCGGCTGCAGCTGTCGATCGATTACATCCGCGTCCTGCAGACGTGGATCAGCAAGCACATCCCGGGACGGAAGCCTCCGGCTCCCCCGGCCGAACTGCTGCTCTGAACTTGATATGTAACGGAGGTCTTAGTGGCTGACGACCAGTGGGTACCTGACGTTCCAGACGGCGCGTTCGTCATCGGCGGCGGTGACTACCGCTACGGCCAGGACATGACCGAGGACATCGCCCGGTCGCTGTTCCAGGTCCCTGACTTCAACCCGGCCAACGCGCTGCTGGTGCTGCCGCAGCTGCTGCTGCGCCTGCCGCTGGAAGCGCTGCAGAAGTTCAAAGACTTCATCCCGAACGTGCTGGAAGGCGCATTCAACACCGTAGCCGGCGCGGTCGACGCCATCATGGGCGCGATCCGCGAGACCCCGCGCGTGCTGGAGCAGATCCTCTCGTATCTCCCGCAAGAGTTGCGCGACGAACTGGAGCACGCCGCGGCCCGTATCGGCGCGGTGATCGACGCTATCGTTCAGGCGCTCACCGGCACCTTGAACATCGGGCACACGATCGAAGACCTGATCTTCTCGCTGACCAACATCCGCCCCGGCGCGGTCGGAGGTGTGCTCGGTGGCGGGTCGATCGAAGAGACCATCAAGCGCATCGTCGATGCGATCGTCTCGGGCATCGTCGGGGTCACCGGCATCGGTGCGGGGATCTCGGATCTCCAGTCGCTGATCGAGCAGATCTCCTCGGCGGCTGCCCGCGGCGGGTTCGCCTGGGACATCCTCGGTATCCAGAACAACAAGAAGCCGAAGTCCGGGCTGTACAAGTCCGAGCGCGGCAACTTCGACCTGGACACCCTGAACTCCACGGTCTCGGTCGTCCCCGGCACTTCGATCATCGCGTTCGACGTCATCGAGCAGTCGATGCCTATCGGCCTGATCACCTGGATCGGCTGGGGCACCTCGGGCATCACCGAGTTCTACATCAACGTCTACCGCTGCGTCGACGACCGCTCCGACCCGGAGTTGGGCGATCTGATCCACCAGTCCGAGAACATCGCGGGTCTGCTGGCGGGCTCCGCGTCTCCCGGCGCGAACATGGCTTACGAACTCACTACCCCGATCGCGGCCGTAGCCGGCGACCTGCTGGCGTACGAGTTCATCGCCGTCGGCGGCACGCACACGATGCGCGGCCGGGACTTCAACCTCCCGGACAACGACGGCGCTCCGATCGGCAACGTCGGGGCTACCCGATCGCTGTCGACGCCTTCTCTTCCTCCGGCCACGCTGGACAAAGCCGACGTCACCTGGACCGACAACGTCCCCCGCGTCGGTATCGCGGTGGACACCGGCACCGGCTCGGATCACCACGATCCGCAGGTCGAGTTCTTCGAGAAGCCTGTAGCTATCCCGGTCCCGGCGTGGTGCGACCGCATCGACGCGATCGTCACCGGTAAGGGCGGCGAGGGTGCCGACGGGTTCCTCGGGTTCTACGGCAACCCCGGTCAGCCTGGCGGTGTCAACACCGTCACCTGGACCCGTGGTGAGCACTTCTCCGGTACCACCACGATCTTGGAGTGGGACGGCGCTGAGCTGTCGATCCCCGGGTTCGAGGTGTCCGCTGCCAACGGCTCTAACGGCTCCGGTCAGCGCCCTGTGGCGCTCGGCAAGCCGGTCGGTAAGGGCATCGAGGAAGTCGAATACAACGGCCTGAAGCTGGCCGCTGGCGGCGATCAGCACGCGTACGGCGGCGCTGGCACCAAGCCTGGCGGCGGCGGTAACGGCGGTCACTGGCTCGGTATCTACACCCAAGGCGGTCCCGGTGGACCCGCGTGCGCGGCTGTCCAGTTCCGCAAGGGCGCTCTGCCCGGTGAGGTCGTGGGCGACGGCGAAGGCGACGTTACGCCTCCGAACGTCTCTGCGCTGCACGTCGACGTGTCTGCGACGTCCACCTCGATCACTATCACACCCTCGGGAGCTGTCGACGATGCCTAGTGGACTTCGCGGTTACAACGTGTACCGCAACGGCGTTCGACAGAACACCTCCCCGGTTACGGAGCTCGGGTCGGTGACTATCACCGGCCTGTCTCCGGATACCGACTACTCCGACCAGATCACGATCACCGCTATCGACATGGCGGGTAACGAGTCGCCGCCCAAGACGTTGGCTGAGCTGGAGGCGGAAGCTGTCACCGACGCTTTGTCTCCGGCTGACCCGCTGGACCCGGTGGTCCGGGCGCAGATCGATGCGCTGGTAGCGGCGAAGATCAAGCCAACGTCAGGCAGGGTCGCTGACGGCGCGATCATCGGGGTCGAGACCCCGACCGGGTCGTACTACAGAGCGTACGGCGGGGACCGCACCTCGAACACTCCGCTGACGCTGGAGAAGAACTTCCGGTACGGCTCGTGCTCGAAGATGTTCACTCACACCCTGATCCTCAAAGCGATCGATGACGAGCTGTTGGACTGGGACGATACGATCAGCGAGTTCGTCACCGGCGTCCCGAACGGGGACCAGATCACGATCCGGCAGCTGCTGCTGTTCCAGGACGGGCTCAAAGACTGGATGACAGACCCCGCGGTCCAGCAGACGTACTTCCTCAGCCCGACCACGACGTACGACCCGCTGAACTACATCCGTAACTCGGTGGTGAACTTCGCGCCGGGTCAGGGCTCGTCGTACTCGAACGCAGCCTCGTGGCTGCTGGGCAAGGTCCTGGAGTCCGTCTACAACGACGGCCGGACGGTCGATCAGATCGTCGTGCAAGAGTGGCAGGACGCGGTCGACGTGCCGTCGCTGCACTGGCCGACGACGAACTACATGAACCCGCCGTATGTCCGGGGCTGGACCCCGAACCTGGCGCTCCCGCAGATCCAAGCGATCCTCGGGCCGTTCGCGTTCCTCGCGGCGTTCCTCGGCTACCCGACGTCCCAGGACCTGGAGTTCACCGCGGTATCGACGACCTGGTCCGGCGCCGCCGGCTCCCTGGCCGGCACCATGGCCGACTTCCTCAAGCTCGGCAAGGCGCTCTATGAGGGCGTGTTTCTGTCCGAGGAGATGCGGCAGCTGCAGCAGGAGATCTTCTCGACGTACGTGTTCTATGAGCCGGACGGCCCTCACCAGGGGCCGGGCTGGATGGGCTTCGGTCTGAACGCCCTCCGCTGGGGCTCGTGGCGCGGCTGGGTCGGTAACCTCGGCGGCTACATCGCGGTCCTGTTCTACAAGGAGACCGACGGCTCGGTCATCGGCGTGATGCTGAACAACTTCGCGGCGCACGTCGACGCGGTGGACCTGTTCTACCAGATCGCCTACCTGCTGGACATCGAGTCCACCGAGCACGTGCCCTGGCACTTCCGGCCGGCCCGCGTGTTCTCCGGCTCGGTACGCACCCCGTCGCTGGTCCAGCCCGACGGCGGTGGCGGTGAGCCCGACGAGAACGTTGTGCCTGCGTCCGTCCCATTTGAGATCTAGGAGGCAGCTTGTCTGACCTGTACAGCGCCGTCCGCGTTGAGGCGGCTAAGGCCCAGTTCAACTGGCTGACGGACGACTTCAAGCTAGCGTTCATCGACGCCGACGAATACACCGTCAACTACGCCACCGACCAGGTGTTGGAGGACATCCCGACCGCGGCGGTCATCGCCATCTCGGAGAGCCTCGACACCAAGTCGGTCTCGGCGTCCGGCTGGATGAAGGCCGGTACGACCGTGTTCGTCGAGCCCGAGGGCAACATCGGCGAGGCGGTGGTCCTGTTTAAGGACACCGGCGACCCGGCGACGTCGACACTAGTCGCCTACCTCGACTCCGAGGAATACCAGCAGATCATCCCCAACGGCGCCGACGTGTACGTGCTCTGGCACGCCGACGGCATCATCCAATTCTAGGAGCTCGCATGGCACTACCTGAAAACTGGGTGGACCTGTCCGGGCAGAAGGTCAACGCGGCGTTTCTCAACCAGCTGGGCGAGGAGTTCAACGCCCTGCAGACGGCGCTGGGCGGTAAGTCGCTGCGCGTGCTGACGCAGACCGCGTTCGACGCTCTGTCCTCGAAGGACACCAACACCGTCTACGTGGTCATCCCCTGATGGGTGTGTACGTAGGCGGCACCGAGATCATAGGCGTCTACGTGGGCGACATCCCCGCCGCCATCTACCGCGGCAGCACCCGCATCTGGCCGCCGACCCCTCCGTTCTCGGGCTACACCATCGAGAACGCCGACCTGATCGACGAGCCTGTCCCGGACGGGGCGTCCGGCTGCTGGGTCACCCTCGGCGGCGCCGGTGGTGGCGGTGGCTCCGGCCGCCGGTCCAACTCCGGCTACCGCTACGGCGGCGGGGGCGGTGGTGGCGGCGGCTACATCAGCCGCGTCTGGATTCCACGTGCGTTGCTCGGCTCGACGTTTACCCTCACCCGGGGCCTCGGTGGCGCCGGTGGAGCGCGGGCGGCGGGATCGTCCGATGGCAAAAACGGCGCCGACGGCGGCTCGACTGTGTTCTCGTCCGGCAGCGTTCACCTGATGGCTGGCGGAGGGGCAGCGGGTGTGAGGGGTACTAACTCGTCGGCCAGCGGAAGCGGCGGGGCCGGCGGTACAACCAGCATCTCCGGCGTATCCGCAACAGGCTATACAGGCGGCAAAGGCGGCAACGGCGGCTCCAGCCCCTCTAGCGGGCAAAGCCGGACGAACGGTTCAGGCGCTGGCGGCGGCGGCGGGGGCGGCGTGCGTTCCAATGACAACAGCTTCAGCGGCGGTAGCAACGGAACCAGCTCCGGCCCCGCGGGGAACGGCGGCAGGGGGACCGACGGAGCCGTAAACACGGGCGGATCAAACGCAGGTAGCGGCGGAGACGGCTACAACAAAATCGAGTGGGAATGACTCGCGCTTGACACGTAACCCGGTTACGGGTAAAGTCGTCTGAAAGAGAACGACCGGCGGGGCTAAGGCCTGAGAAACCAACCCCGTCGGTCGCACACCCACCATCAGGAAGGCACTGTTATGTTACGCACTATCGCTGCCGCGGGCATCCTCGCGGCTGGTCTCGGGCTCGGCATCGCACCGGTCGCCCAGGCTGCTCCGGCTCACTGCTCGAACCACGGCTTCGGTCACGGCCAGATCTACAAGCACGCCTGTGCTACCGGCTCCGGCGGTGCAGGAGCCGACTGGACCTACGCCAAGCACGCCGACGGCTCGTACAAGATGGACGGCACCAAGCACGTCTACAAGTGCCAGCGCCACTGCGGCGGAGGCCGCGGCAAGACCGAGACCACCGATCCGTGGTGATCTAACCCCGCATACCAAGAAACCCCCTACCCGGCCCGCGAAGGCTAGGTAGGGGGCTTTTTGTGTTTCAGTGGGTGTGGCCGTGATGACCTGTGTCTTCGTGGTTTGTCTGGTCAACCACCGCGGTCTCAGTGGTGTACGGTACAAACCCATGAGAGCCCTGGTAGTCATCCGACTGTCCCGCGTCACCGATGCTACGACTTCACCGGAGCGTCAGCTGGAGTCTTGCCGGCAGCTCTGCGCCCAGCGCGGCTGGGACGTCGTCGGGGTAGCGGAGGATCTGGACGTCTCCGGGGCGGTCGATCCGTTCGACCGGAAGCGCAGACCGAACCTGGCCCGGTGGCTAGCGTTCGAGGAGCAACCGTTCGACGTGATCGTGACGTACCGGGTAGACCGGTTGACCCGATCGATCCGGCATCTGCAGCAGCTGGTCCACTGGGCCGAGGACCACAAGAAGCTGGTCGTCTCCGCGACCGAAGCCCACTTCGATACGACAACGCCGTTCGCGGCGGTCGTCATCGCGCTTATGGGAACGGTGGCGCAGATGGAATTAGAAGCGATCAAAGAGCGGAACCGATCGGCTGCGCATTTCAATATCCGCGCCGGTAAATACCGAGGCTCCCTGCCGCCGTGGGGTTACCTGCCTACGCGCGTGGACGGGGAGTGGCGGCTGGTGCCTGACCCGGTGCAGCGAGAGCGCATCCTCGAGGTGTATCACCGCGTCGTCGACAACCACGAGCCGCTGCACCTGGTGGCCCACGACCTGAACCGGCGTGGTGTCCTGTCGCCTAAGGACTACTTCGCGAAGCTGCAAGGCCGCGAGCCGCAGGGCCGGGAGTGGTCGGCTACCGCGCTGAAGCGCTCGCTGATCTCCGAGGCGATGCTCGGGTATACGACGCTGAACGGGAAGACCGTCCGAGACGACGACGGCGCCCCGCTGGTGCGGGCCGAGCCGATCCTGACCCGTGAGCAGCTGGAGGCGCTGCGCGCCGAGCTGGTGAAGACCGACCGGACCAAGCCCGCGGTGGCTACTCCGTCGCTGCTGCTGCGGGTGTTGTTCTGCGCGGTGTGCGGGGAGCCCGCCTACAAGTTCGCCGGCGGCCAGCGCAAGAACCCGCGCTACCGCTGCCGCTCGATGGGGTTCCCGAAGCACTGCGGCAACGGCACGGTCGCGATGGCTGAGTGGGACGCGTTCTGCGAGGAGCAGGTGCTGGATCTGCTCGGGGACGCGGAGCGTCTGGAGAAAGTCTGGGTAGCCGGCTCGGACTCCGCGGTCGAACTCGCGGAGGTGAACGCGGAGCTGGTGGATCTGACGTCGCTGATCGGCTCCCCGGCCTACCGGGTCGGGTCTCCGCAGCGCGAAGCACTGGATGCTCGTATTGCGGCGCTGGCCGCGCGGCAAGAGGAGTTGGAAGGGCTAGAGGCTCGCCCGTCGGGCTGGGAGTGGCGAGAGACCGGGCAGAGGTTCGGGGACTGGTGGCGGGAGCAGGACACCGCGGCAAAGAACACCTGGCTTCGGTCGATGAACGTTCGGCTGACGTTCGACGTCCGCGGCGGGCTGACTCGCACGATCGACTTCGGGGATCTGCAGGAGTACGAGCAGCATCTCAGGCTCGGCAGCGTGGTCGAGCGGCTACACACCGGGATGTCGTAGAGCGGCTACCCGAGAACGCAGAAAAGCCCCCTACGCGCCGTGTAAGGGCACGCAGGGGGCTCTCTGGTAGTCTCTATTCAGTTGTGGGGTTGCGTCCGTCAGCGTGGACGCTAGAGGGGTTTACGGGGCCTCGTGGACCCGCACGTACGGCTGCAGAGGCTTGTCACGGTAGGCGTGGTAGCGCTCGGCCTCCTCGGCGCGGATGGCCTCGATCTCCTGAGCCGCGCTCACCTTACGACGCTGCAGTTCCGGATCGTCATGCTGACGCACCGTAATCACCTCTGACTGACGGGTCTGCGTCGAGATGATCTTCAGCAGATCCACCGCCTCGGTAAGTCGGTCGGCGATCACGGCCAGCTGCTCGACGGTGACGTCTTTCTTCTTCTTGCTCATGGTCTCTCCTCGGTAAAAAGGGCCTGACTTGGCGTAACGGGTCGACGAGACCCGTACAACGGTGTCCCGATGCAGTCCTTGCAAGTCACGAGTGCTTTAGCCACCGGACACCGCCTCCTCGTTGTAGATCGGGGGTGGGGCATCCTTCCAGCTCAGCTTGGGCCAGGCGCATAACCTCTCCAGCGCCTTCCGATCTGCTTTATTACCAGTGACTTTCCAGTACTTCACCTTAGGTACACGGCGGACCTTGTAGGCATATCCGGAGCGGAATGCTTCCCGGGTGTGCTGCTTCGGGTCCAGCGGGATGTAGTCGTAGCGGGGGGTTTTGCGTCCCATGTCGGTCCATCCCGCATAATGGAAGTTGAGCGCCCGGTAGATATAGCCGTAGTGACCCGCTTTCGGGTCCGCATAGGACACTACGATTCTTGGTGGCAACATCTTCATTGCTCGCGATACAAACCACGACTCAGAGTTCGGCGGAAGCCGATCGTCGGTCCATAGCCGATTCAGCTCGATCACGAGTGAAGGGTCCGTGGGACTCGCCGACTTCTGCAGGTGCCGTGAGGGTGGGGTTCCGAACGTCACCACTCCCATCAACTTTGGTCCCTGGTACAGGCCGTATGCGAAGCTAATGGATGTCTTGCGGTGTAGGTAGTGGTGCTTAACCACTATGTCTGTGGCTACTTTGGACGGGATCTGCTCCACCCGTAACCCCGTGATCACGTCCGCAAGCGTATTGCCTGGTTCTGACACTATGGGTTCCTCGTTTGCCTGATGAAGTCGGCCCGTGCCGACTCGTAGTCCGGGTGGAACGTGATGACGCCGTAGAACGATCCGACCGACGGGAACACGATCCACTCCTGGGTGTGCGGGCTCTTGCGGATCAGCCACTTCCTGGCGTCGTTACCCCAGAGTTCTCTCACCGGAACCACCCCCGCACGATCTGGATCAGGTGCTCCAGCCGAACCTCGTGGTCGAGCATCCGGATCAGCACCAGTTCACGCACCCGCTTCATTCCGCGGTCCTGAAGCTGGTAGCTACACGCGGGTAGATGCGCTGCACCCATCCCGATGGGAGGCTGTCGTCCCGGCGGAAGAAGCCCTTCCGGTTCACCGACCAGTAGACCGTCCCGTCGGGTAGCTCCTGGCTGAATCGGACGTCCGGCAGCCGGTGGCGTCCCGATACGGATTCCCGCACGTGGGTCAGGCCCAACCGCCGAGCGAGGTGCCCCTGAACCCAGAGATGCGCAAACTGTTCGGGATCTGCGGTGAACCCGCCGACGTACTCGTGCTTGCTCATTCCGCCCCCTCGTAACGGTCCAGCTCGCTCTTGAGCCCTTGGATCTCAAGCTCCAGGTCGAAGACCCGGCCCATCAGGTTGTCGCGCTCCAGCTCCAGCCGAGCCGCGTCGTCGATCGCCTCCATCGACCTGCGCACCATGTCCGCGAGAGCTCCGTGGATCGAGGCGACGAAGTCGGCGTCAGCCTCGCTACGTAACCGACCGACCCACACCCGGCTTTCGTCCTGGCCGACGGCGAAAACCTCAAACACACCGAGGTCGTCGTCTTCCTCGACCGCCCAGAAGCGGTCCTCGGCCCCGGTGGTCTGCGAGAACACCTGATAAATGCGGTCGCAAAACTCTTGAAACTCCATCAGGCGACGTCCTTCCGGTAGCCGTAAGCGGAGAATCGGACCATGACCGCGCGCGGAGCGACCTTCTCGTTCCCGTCTTCGTCCTCGTACGTCCATATCGGGAGGTGGGCCTCGGCCAACTCGTACTGGGCGTGGACCCCGTGCTTGATCGGAGAGGTGAGGACGGCCTCCTTCTCGAAGGCGCGTAACGCGTCCGCCTCCATCTCCTGGAGCAGGGAGTCCTGCTGGTCCTCGTTGAGGCCCTCCCAGAACTCAGCTGCCACGGGAAAGATCGCGACGATCTTCTCGATCGGCTTGGTCACTACTTCTTCCACGTTGTTTCCTTCCGTTACGAATCAAGCGGGGATCCGCAGAAATGGATCTGCGGACGGTTGCTCGTCTTTCTTCAGATACGCCGCGCCCCAGGATCGGCCCCCGACCTCCGGGTCGGTGTTGATCAGCACGCCTCGGAACGTCTGCTCCATGATCCGTCCGATCTCCTTAGCCGTGCCCTCAGCCTCAGCCTCGGGTACCGACGCCAAAACCTCGTCGTGGATCACCAGACGGATCATCGGTGTCATCCCCGCTTCGTGCAGCCGCAGCACGGCGCTTGCCGTTACGTCACGTGACGTGGACTGCACCATGTAGTTCAGCGCCGCGTATCCCCGGTCAGGGTCGACGGGCAGCCGACGACCGGTAGGGGTGATGACGTACCCGAGGTTCGCCGCCTCCCGTTGCAGGCTCTTGGAGAGAGCCGTGACTTCCGGGTAGGACTGCTCGAACCCTGCGATCACTCGCTTAGCTTCCGGGAACGTGATCCCCGCCTGCGCCGCGATCGTGGACGGGCCGGAGCCGAAGACGTAGGCGAAATTCACCATCTTCCCCACCTCCCGATCGACGCCCGAGGCGTCAGCCGTGATCTGGTGAAGGTCAGCGTTGTCTTTGAACGCTTGGATCATCGTCCGGTCGTTGGCGAGCGCCGCCAGGACGCGAAGCTCCTGCGCCCGGTAGTCGACCGAGACCATCAGCTGCCCGGGGTCCGCGAGGAAGCAGCGCCGCACCATCCAGTCCCTAGCGGGCAAGTTCTGCGCCGACGGGTTGTTGGTGGACATCCGCGCGGTGCGCGCTTGCAGAGGGTTGATCCCCGGATGGACCCGGTCGTTGGCGTCTCGCCGCTCGATGAAGTTGCGGACCCAGGTCTTCTCCCAGGAACCCCACTTCTTCGCCTCGATCGCAGCCTTCGCCAGCGCGTTGCCCTCCTTCGCCAGAGCTTCCAGCAGCTCGGCGTTCACCTGGCGCTTACCCGTGGCCGTGCGTCCTTTGATCTTCACGCCCGTACGCTCCAGGCCGTCGGCCAGCTTCTCGGTGGAGTTCACCGAGTCGACCCCGTACGCGTACCGAGCTACCGCGGTGTAGTGCTCGGACTTCCGCAGCATGTCCGCTGACAGCTTCTCGGAGTAGTCGACGTCCAGCAGGAACCCGGTGCGTTCGACGTACGACATCACCTCGGCGAGCTTGTGCTCGTACGGGATCAGTTTGTGCGACGACTCCGGGACCAGCGGGGCGACCTTGCCCAGCAGCCTCGACACCAGGATCGTGTCCATGCCGGCGTACAGCTCGTAATCCGGGTCGTCCAGGTCGACCAGCGCCCAGATCTTGTCTTTGGTGGTCTTGTGCTTCTTGGCCAGGCGAGCCATCGAGGCTTTGACCTCTTCGGCGGTCACCGGGTCGATGTAGAACTTCGTCAGCTCTTCCAGCTTGTGCCCGGTCCCACCTTCTTTGTAGGCCCGAGGGTCTACCAGGTGCGAGTAGATCTTGGTGTCCTCGACCTTCGGCCACATCTGCTCCATCGGCACACCGAGCGTCCGCTCGATCACCTGGAGGTCGAACGCGGCGTTATGGATCACGAACCGCTGGACCTTCTGCAGAGCGGCAACGGCGGCTCCTACGAACACGCCGCCCCGCTCCACCGGCAGGACCCACGACTCCCACGGGTTACCGAACTGGATCAGCCGGATACCGAAGTCGTCCTGGTAGATGTTGAGACCCGTCGTCTCGGTATCGAGACCGAGAATCCGGAGGTTGGAGCGGATGAAGCTCTCGAACCCGTCGAGATCATCCTCGTGCTCTACGACGTTGACCAGAACTGTCTCGTCCTTGATCTGGTAGCGGTGTTGCTTCACCCGCCCCTCCCTTCGTTACGAATCAAGCTGGAGACGTTAGAGCCCCAGCTCCCGGCGGATCTGACCCTCCGGGGTTTCTTCCTTGACCATCACTCGCCCGTAGTAGGCGATGTTGTTCTTGATCGGGAAGACCCGGTACTCCCCTTCCCCGAAGTCGACTGCCAGTTCGTCACCGCTGATGCGGTACTCGCAGTCGTCCGGGAACGTCCAGAACAATCCGTTCTGGAGCATGACCATGAACTTCGGAACCTTGATTTCCTCGCTCAATTACACCCTCCTAGGTGGTTACGAGTCAAGTTAATTTGCGTAGAAAAACTTGGCGTCGCGACCGTCATCCTTGGTCGGAGGCATCCACGCGTGCCAGACCTTGCCGGTCTTCTTCGACACACCGGTCTTGTAGACGAAGTCGTCGTACGGCTTCGGCGGAGCCCACTCCGGGGCTTCCTGCGCGCCCTGCGGAGCCTGACGCTGGTACCCGCCGCCCGAGGACTGAGCGGGTGCCGGCAGCAGTCCTGGGACGGACGCGAACGTCGCGGCGACCTTCTTCACCTTGTCCATGTAGTCCTTGAACTTCGCGTCCAACAGAGCGTCGGACTCTTCGACCGACGAAGCGTGGATAACGATCCACGGCGCGTCGAAGTCCCGGCCACCCTTCAGGGTGGTGACGATCTTGCCCTCGCCGGGTGCCACGTTGCTGCTGTTGTTGACCACGGTGGTCGCAGGAGCGGTGGTGGCGGCAGGCTGCTCGGGGCCGTTGTCGTTCGAGCCCCAGGGATCGGTGGTGACGGTCATTCGGTTTCCTTCCGGTTGTTGTAACCGGGGGTGTATAGACCCCCGACGTACATTTCGAGATCCTGCTGACTCCAGTTGGAGAGCAGGGCTTCCTTCTTGTTGGGGTAGAGCTCAGGCGTCACCCACGCTCGGTACATGTCGACGCCGGACATACCGCTGAACTGGCCGTCGAAGATGTTCACGCGGCAGCCCCTGACCCTGCGCAGGACGGGATCAGGTGATCCCTGAACCGTCCCGAGCTGATCGGCACTATGTGGTGGCACACCGGGCACGCCCGGCGATGCTTCGGAGCACTGGAGGTCACCTGCTCGGCGGTAGCCAGGTCGAACAGCTCCCGGTACGTCAGACCGTCCTCGCCGGCTGACTTCCACCCGTCGTCAGCGAGACGGGTAGCCATCTCCCCGACAGGGTCACTCGGGCCGTTGTGCGACCGGATCGAGTCCGGGAACACCTTGGACCGTGAGCCGGGACCGTCGTGGTCGTCGGTCTGCTTGATGACCTTGTGGACCTCTTCGAGCAGAGCCTGGTGGGCTCTGGTCAGAGAGTTCTGACTGGATTTGTCCCGTAGAACCACGCCGTCGATGTACCTGACCTTGAGCGCTTCCGCGTACGGCGGGTGGCGATCCACGAGCTGGGAGACAGCCTGCGGAATCACCTCCATCAGGTACACGTTGTCCGATCGGCCTTTGAGAGCGTCTTTGATCGACTCCGACGAGTAGTCCCAGTCGCCCCGGGCGAGGTCGTCTGCGAACCACTGGTCTTTGAGGATCTGATCGGCCAGCACCCGAAGGGTGTTGAACCCGACGTCGTCCCCGGACTCCTCCACCAACCGGCGACTGGTTGATCTCTCGAGAATCGACACCCACAGGTCCTGGACCAGGTCCTCGACCTGGTCCGGGGTGAGTAGGTAGCTGTTCCCGATCGACCGCGCAGCCTTGTTGATCAGTGGACCGGTATCAGCCATTCACCGGCTCCAGACTGCGCTTGGCGTAGGTCTCCTCGACCAGAACCTCGATCAGCTCGACCCGGGGAATCTCCCGGGACCGGGCTTCGAAGTGCAGGTACGGCAGAACATTCCCGTTACGTGTCAAGGCCACGGCGTCAGACCTCCCAGACCTGGCCGTCAACGGTGAACTTGCCTCCCAGGATCGGGACGATCTCAGCCTTGACATGCTTGCCGTCGACCGTGAGCATCCCGAAGCCCATCTGCCAGTTCCCAGCTCCGCCCTTTAGATAGTTGGCCTTCTTCATGTCCATCAGGTGCCCGACTTCCATGCCGGTGACGGTCTTGCGCACCGAGCCGCCGTACCCGAACGAGTGCGAGACGACAGCCTGCCGGTGCGTGTGGCCGCAGACCACGGACTTGCCGAACTTCTTGGCACCGTTGAGCGCTGTCGATCCGGCGATCTGGGATAGCGTCATCTTGCCCATGTGCCCGTGAGTGGAGATCCAGCCCGGAGCGATGTCGTAGAAGTCGGGCAGCAGCTCCACACCGAACCCGTCGAAGTCGAGCAGCACGTCGATGTCGAAAGCGTGCGTACCCTCCAGGGCCGGTGCGTTCTTGGAGAGATAGTCCCTGGCCCGGGAGTTTCCGGTCAGGTGGATCTTGCCGCCGTCTTCGATGAAGAAGCGTCCGTTAGGGACTCGGAGGCACCAGACCTCTCCCTCGTACGCGACCTCCTCGACGGTGTTCTTGTACAGTCCCGACAATGCGCGGTTGCTGATGTTCAGACGCCAGTGACCTGGCCGGTACTCGGTGGTCGACGCCCGTAGCCCGTTGGCAGCAGCCAGCATCTGCAGCTGCTCCCGCATACGGTCCTTGCACACGTACAGCACGTAGGAATCCCCTGCGCTGGTCGTGTCTGTACCGTCGGTGAACCGGTACTCCTCCAGGAACAGCCGGGCCTGCCGCTGTGACAGAGACAGTGTCCAGGTCGGGAGCTCGCTACGACCTCGGTCGAGCAGATCATCCAACTCTTGAACCTTGCCCAGGCTGAACTCGTACTGGGTCTTCGGAGGAGCCTTCAGCACCTTGCCGTCGATCTCGGTGATGCCTCGGTTACGTGCCCGTTCCCGGTATTCGATGCCTGCGTCGGCCAGCAGCTTCCGGACCTGCTCCGCCTTCTCGCCTGACTGGTAGAACGTCCAGCGCCCATCGGGCGAGCGATGCGAATCCGTGAGCCCCCAGACCGCGAGTCGGATCTCGGTGTCGGTGAGCGGGTAGTCCTCGTTCGACCCCTCGCCGGCGGTGTAGACCCACATCTTGTTTCCAGGCAGCGACGTCGGGGTGTGCTCGACCCACTTCGTCTTCTCCCGGTTCAGGCCCACCACTCGGTGGTTCGCTGTGATGGTCGCGTTGATCTCTCGGCCTCCGAGGGAGTACAGCGTGCCCGAGAACGGGAACCGGACAACCTCGTCGATCTGCTGCCAGATCGTGCGTCCTTGGTCGTCCACCGACATAACCTCGTCGTCGGTCGTCAGGTCGTCGACGTGGACGAACCCTCGTCGGGTGACGGCCCGGGCGTTTGTCCAGGAGCAGTCGTGGTTCCCTTCATGAGCCCCGATCCACCCGTCGTAAACCTTGCGGAGAGGTTCCAGGAGGTGCTTCTTGGCGTAGTCCGCGTCGCGGTACACCGAACCCTCGAACTCGCCCTTTGTGCCTTTGTTCCATCGCGAGGGCTGGGGCAGATCCAGGATGTCACCGATATGTACCACGCCGTACGGCTGGACATCCCCGATGAAGCGGATGACCGCTTGCATCTCTTTGCGCGCCTCGTAAGGCAACTGAGTATCGGGTAGAAAGACGATACGCTGAGTCATTTGGTTCCCTTCTCTGCGAGGAGGGTTAGCTCCGCGCGTACTGATCGGTAGACGTCGTCCAGCGCGTTGATCGCGTTGGTGACGGATGTGTAGGTGACGGTGTCGAGGTCGATGTGTAAGGACATGCCGCTCTGAGGGGTTTCGATGCTGCGGTGGATGTCGTGGTAGTCGCTCACTCGACCACCTCGGTGAACGGGCCTTGCCATCGAATCCACAGGCAACTCCACGGGTCCAGGTAACTCCCAGGACCCGTCGGTGAGCCGCCACTGCTTAGCGGTGAGCTCCGGAGTGACAGGTAACTCGGCGTCCTCCACTGGCTCCTCCTCGTCCAGATCCACGAGAGCGTCCTCGTCTTCGCCGTCCGAGTACGTGATGTCGTTGAGCGCATCCACCCACGACAGCGAGTCCTCGTCCTCGTTACGAATCAAGTCGTCGGGCAGCGGAAGATCGAACAGGGCGGGCTGGCCGTCCTCCTCTACCGGCTCCTCGTAGATCCGCTCGGCGCAGCCGGCGTAACCCGCGATGTCGGTGTAAGAGTCCCGGTGGTACCCCGTACCCTTCACCCGGGCCACCTTGACCAGGATCATCAGGTTCGCGACGTCGAGGTCAGAGATCGGACGCTCCAGGTACGCGGAGAACAACGCGGAGATGTCGGCGAAGTTCTCCCGGGGGTGTCCGTAGTTCTTGTTGCGCGGCCCGTGGATCAGGCGTTGCGCCTCTTCCAGGATCGACTCGGTCACAGCGCGCTCCACTCCACCAGCTCCGTTTCCTCGTAGTTGAATTCGTCAGAGACGATGTCCTCGATGATGCGAGAGCTCTCCCACTTGTCCCGGAAGTACTCGGCCACGTCCTCGGGGCTTTGGATGTCTACACCGTCCTCTTTCGCCTCTTCCAGCTCATCCGGTTCCAGACTGATCGATCCTTCTCGGCGCGTGAGTGCGACGAAGTTAATTCTCATATCCCTACCTTGTCTTTCAGTGCTTGAACGCCTTGCTCCAACACAAGGCTGTTGACGTCTTCGCCATCCCGTCCCATCGGGATGATCTTGGCGTTGGGCAGAACACCCGCCACCGTCTCAGCGAACTGCATCCCCGCATCGTCACCGTCCGCGAGTATCAACACCTCCCGGTACCCGAGGAACGGTTCGCGGAAGTGCTCTTTCCACGCCTGCGCACCGGGAACCCCGACCGTGGGGAACCCCGCGACAGACGCTGTCAACGCATCGATCTCGCCCTCCGCGATCCCGACGCGCTGAGCCGGTTGCAGCAACGCCAGCGTGTTGTACAGACGCCCGGTGTCGCCCGGGACGGTCAGGTACTTCGGTTTACCCTCGGCGGCGTCTAGGCGACGAAACCTCAGCGAGACCACCTGCCACCGCTCGTCCGGAGCCCATCGCAGGTAAGGGATAGCGAGCATCCCTTTGTACATCTCGTGACCCGGTAGAGGCTCCTCCACGTACCCGAGGCGAAACTGCGTCACCGCCTCTGCGATAGCCGGCGCGGTCAGCCCGCGGGTTGCCAGATACTCCTCGGCCACGGACCCAGCCAGTGCTTTGTGATAACGCTGCGACGCCTGAAGGAGATAGCTCTTGTGCTCTTTCGACTGCTGTTTGATAGTTCACCTCCTCGTAAGTCATCAGCAACGTGATCGCGTTGCCCCGCGCCGAACAAGCGAGGCAGTTGAAAGCGTTCAGCTGGTACGACACCGCGGCAGACGGCCGCGACTCCTCGTGGTGCCAGCAGAGGCAGGGGATCCACACCCGGCCCGTGTCCTCGGGCGGTACCCAGTCAGGTGCCAGCCGCTCGATGACCTTCGCGATCAGCGTCTGTGAAGGTTCCACCGGAAGACCTCGTACACTTCGATGCCCTCGTGGTACGGGAACTGCTGCTTGAGCGCGTCGTCTAGGAACTCGTAGACGTCTTCGGTGTCGGTGGTCGGATCGACCTTGACGAACGCCTCGATCTTCATCCAGCCCTGGCTCATCAGTGCCTCCAGATCGAGATGAACGCGGCGACCATTGCGGTAACGAGCAGGATCGTCACGATGACCAGGAATCCGACCAAGGCCCATTCGACGACGTAGTCGGTCACAACAGTCCCCTCTTCGTGGCAGCGATCAGAAGATCACGCAGCAGCCGTGCATCCGCGGCGTGAAGTATGTATGGCCGACCGTTCTCGCTGGATTTCGGAGCACCGTCAGGGTGGTGCAGGATCAACGTAGGATCTGGTTCTTCGTCAAGAGTTACCGTGTCACGGAACTGAGCGCTGATGTGATCGCCGAACACCGTGAGGTGTTCCTCAATGAACGCGTTGAATTGATCGTCTCGCATGTGCTTCTCCTGTCGTGAGGTATTTCTTGGTTGTGTTGTTTCCGGTGTTAGGGCCGTCGTCCCGCGCAATCGGGGAAGCAACTATCAACTCAGAGTTGATAGTTCGCGGAGGCCCGCCTGCTACGTAGAGAAGGATCAGAATCGCTAGACAAGCGGCCGTCGTGATCAACGGCCCCACCTCCGAGCTGTGCGGTCCACGGAGTGCTCTGAGACGTTCCGGGCCAGCGCGTACTTACGCGGGTCCAGCAGAGTCCCCAGCAGCTGCTGACGGAGCAGGTTCGGGCGTGCAGTCGGTTTCATCGTTTCTTCCTTCCTTGGTTACGATTCAAGTTGTCGAGCGAGAAATTCGATGCTCGATGAGCGGGATGTAGTCAGCTTCGTTTTCGATGGCGATACAGTCGAAACCCTCGAGAAGACACGCCTCCACCGTGGTTCCCGACCCGGCGAAAGGATCAAGGATCACCCCACCGGGAGGGCACACGAGCCGAGCGAGCCAGCGCATCAGGGTCAAGGGCTTCACGGTGCTGTGCGCGACCTTGGCACCGTCTTCGTTGACGTAGCCGGGGCGCTCCCTGGTGGGAGCCTTGGCCTGATACTTGAACACGGGGAAGAACCTCTGCGGCTCCCCGAGCTCGGCGGCCTGCGCCTCGTCTAGCACCACGTTCGTCGGCCAGCGGCCCGATACGGTCGTCGGCGGCCGCTGCTTACTCATATCGGCGTATCGGCGGGCGTTCTCGGCATCTCGGCCGTCGCCGCCCGACAAGCGAACTGCGTTGCCTCCGGGTGCCGCCGAAGGGCCGTAGGTACGCACCTCGTCACCGATGCGGCAGGCGTCGATGTTGATAGCGCCGGTGCCGTGCTCCAGGACATTCGCCGCCACCGTGCCTACGAGAGGCTTGCGCGCAACCACGATCGGCTCAAACGATGGTTTTAGCGCGGTACCCCATCCCTGCCACTGCTTCGCAGCTTCCGTTGAGGCGTCGGTGCCGTATTTCACCCCGGAGTGCCCCAGGCCGATGACCGTCCCGTCACCCCGGCGGTCGGTAGACGCCCCGGTGATACGTCGCTCGTCGGATGTGTATCCGAGAAGATCTGCCAACCTGTCGCGATACTCAGGAGACGGTGTGATCCATTCGAGGGATCGTCCGACCGCCCGCGATCTCCCCTCCTCCCAGTCCCTGACCGAGGAGGGAGTGCACCCGATCCGCTCGGCCACCTCGCCTCTCGATAGCCCCGCCCGAGTTCTGGCATTTCGCAGGACCTCAGCCTGCCTTTGCGGGGACTCGCCCCCTGCCTTGTCGATGGCCTTCGATACGTCGAGCGACTTCGGGAACCCGCTGCCGTAGAGCCACGCGATGGAGTCACGAATCTCGAAGCCCGCGTCCTCGATGGCCACGGTCAGCCGGTGCCAGGTGCGGGAGCCGCCGAAGGCGAGCAGGTGCCCACCGGGCTTGAGGACCCGCAGGCATTGCTCCCACATCTCGACGTCGAAGGCGATGCCCGAGTTGTCCCACTTCTTGCCCATGAATCCCAGCTCATAGGGCGGGTCTGTGAGAATTGCATCGATACTGGCGTCTTCTAGTTCGGTGAGGATGTCTCGGCAGTCCCCGAGACGTAGGTCGACGTTTCTCAAGTCTTTCTCTTCCTTCCGGTTGTGGGCTTCTGCCCGTTACGATTCAAGTTCGGGACCTCGATAGGAGCGATCCGTTTCCCGATCACCGCGAACGCGGGCGGGTTCTCCAGGTAGTCGATGCCTCGCTGGAGAGCTTCGGGGTCGTCACCGAGGTGACCGAGTACGTTGCGGTTACATGGCGTATCCAGCAGCCCGCGAACGTGCCCTGTTCGGTGGTCGTGGTCGACGGCCAGCTTCTTCCGCAGGCCTCGGCCTTTGCGGCAGATGTAGCACCTGCCACCTTGAGCCTCGTATATCCGCCAATACTCATCGGCGGTGATGTCGTAGAGCTCCAGAAGACGCTTCTCCCACGCCGTATCCTTTCGGACGGTTCGCTTTTCGCGATGGTGGGTAGCGCATCGAGGCCCCGGGTGAGGGGCGGCTCGGCGGGTTGTGATCCCGGCCGCTGCGCAGTCGACGCAGCGCCGGGGCTTAGGCTTAGCCGCCGCCATCCAACCACCCGACCAGCCACAAACCTGCGCCCCACGCGATGATCGAGTACGCGATCAGCTGCTCGATGCTCACGCCTTAACCGCCTTGATCAGATCCCGGATCTTGTCGGCCCGGAAGTCGTCCCACCACGCGCCGGTGCTGGCGACGTGAACCACCGGAGCGGTCTCGTAGCCTTTCTGCTTCACCAGCTTCAGAGCCTCGGGGTCCTGGTCCACGCGGACCTCCCGGAACTCCACACCGCCGCGGGTCAACGCGTTCTTGGTGAGCGTGCACTTGAAGCAGTCCGGTCCTGTGGTGAACACCGTGACGTCGTTACGAATCAAGTTATCGGGCATCAAAAATCCTTAATCTCCATCTTCGAGCCGTCGAATTTCAGCTCGGCGTACAGCCGGCCCGAGGGATCGGCCTTCGATGATCTGTTCTTCACCGCGGACACCCGCAGAGTGTCAGCCCCGAACTGTGACGGAACCCTGTGCAACGTAAGTACTAGCTCGGGTACGCGACCGATCTGCCCCTTGATCCCCGACAGCGGGATCGGCTTGTCACCGGAGTTGTTGTCAGCGGTGACGTGGTGCAGACCGATGATGCACGCGCCGGTCTCCCGGGCTTTCTCGTGCAGCCAGTCCATCAGGACCTCCAGACCGCCGAACGGGTCCTCGTCGTTCGCGGCTACCCCGGTGATGACGTTCGTGATGTTGTCGATCACGATCAGCTGCGGGTAGTTCCCGAACGTCTCCTCGTACGCGGCCAGCGAGGTCTCGATGACCTTGAGCGTCGGCTGCGCCGAGTAGTTCAGCCGGATAGGGATACCGTGCGGGTTCCCCGGGGCTGCGTTCCACGTCAGCACCTGCGGAGGCAACTGACCTTCGCGCACCGCCCGAGCGGACTCAGCCAGCGGCATCCCGAGCTCCATCGATAGGATGCGCGTCGACTGTGTGAACGCGTCCGAGTCGGCCGAGAGGTAGTACGTCGGGATACGGCCTTTGAGCGCTAGAGCGAGCGTGAACGCTGACTTAGCCCCGCCGGGTGCTGCCGCGATCAGCGCCAGCTGTCCTCGCAGGAAGTTGATGCCCTGCTTGGTCAGCGACCGGAACGGTACAGGCAGAGGGTCACCCGCGTTCCCTTTCTGCTCGATCGACTGCATGATCGACAGCATCAGCCCTCCCTGAGTGCTTTGACGATCTCCCGCATCTGATGCTCAGCTTGCTGCCCGAACTCAACGCTGGCGTCGCACGTACAGCCTTCGACTCCCCAGGAGTACTCGGCAGGCTGGTGCTCCTCCAGTACCCGGAGAGCCGTGATGTACTGAACCGCGGTCAGATCCTTCACTCCTCCTCCTCCGTCGTGTCTTGTACAGAGATAACCCGGGCGATCCCGGTGGATACCCCGAACACCAGCGCGCCGGCTAGGGACAACCCTCCGAGCGCAGCCATAGCCATCCTGTTCACTGTTCCAGCTCCTCGGTGGTGTAGATCAGCTTGGCGGTTTCGCAGGGCGAAATGTGCGGCTTGCCGTTGGCGTCGAAGCAGGTGAGGCAGCACCGCTGGCGGTTGATGTACTGGACTGGGCGGTGCATTTTGCGTAGAGGCTTCAACGCCTCACGGGCCGACTCGACGGCAATAATCGGCGGCACCACCCGGTGCGCCACGGAGGCGACGCGGCGGGCGGCTTCTACTGCTGGATCGCTCATTACTTCGTCCCTCTCGCTATGAACCCGTTGTAGATCGTGCGGCCTTCCTGTTTGGCCTTGACTTCTTCAGCCCAGACTTTGTCGGTAGCTTTGATCAGCGCCGACTCGGTCGTACCGAGGAACTTCACCAGCGGAGGACCGAGAAGACCTCGACGAGCGGCGCGAAGCACCCCTCCGAGTTCGTGAACCGCTCGCTTGTCTTCCAGCTCGACATCCAAGAGGTTCCCCGGGCCTGGTCGTTTGGTCACGGTCGCTTTCAGCGCCGGGTCAGCAAGAGTCCATCGTTCGGTCACGGGCGGAACACCTCCGTGTCCCCCCATTCGCCACCGGGGAGGTGATCGTTCACGTAGAAACCCTTCGAGTACGCCTCGCCCGTGTAAACCCCTACCCAGCGATATGCGCCGACCTTGATGTAAATCGAGGTACCCTCCGGCTCGTAATCGCTCCTTCGAACTCGCACGGTCCCGATAGGTGCCTCGGGTTCCGGCTTCTCGGTGATGTCGAACTTCTTCAGGAGGTCCGTCGTAGCATCCATGATGGCTAGATGACTAAGGCCTCCGGGTAGAGCTTTGGCGAGTACCTCGCGGATCAATTCCTCGTTACTAGTCAAGACTCAGCCCTTCCTGTGATACCGAGCAGCGGATGCGACGCTGAACAACGGCGTCGGCTTACCCCACTTCGGCGAGTAGTCCCCGACCGCGGCGAGTCCCTGCTTGCGCCAGCGTCGGACTGTGTCCGTATCGACCCCGAACAGCTCGGTCAGCTGCTCCTCGGTCGCTAGTGATGGATTGCTCATCGTTACCTCTCGTTACGAATCAAGTTTCAAGCCATAGAGTATTCGCAGCTCAACGCCACGTCGCACCTCGCGCAGCTAGCGCCAGGCTTAGGCGTGAAGTCCCCTGCTTCCAGCTTCCGCTCCATCTCGTGGAACCGGGCCGAGATCTTCTCCCGCGTCCAGTCCGTCAAGTCGTACGGATACGTCGGCTTACCGGTCTTCGCCATGAAGTACACGCCGCGCGTGATCTCGACGCCGTACAGCTGTTTCAACGCCAGCGCGTACACCGCGAGCTGAAAGTCATCTCCGGGCTTGAGTCCGGTCTTCCAGTCGACCACCAGCACCTCACCATCGAGCACGAGCACCGCGTCGATGTAGCCCCGGATCTCTATCCCATCGAGCTCGAACTCGATCGCGAGCTCTATCCCCGGGGTACCGCCCGGTGTGTGCCACACCTCTAGGCTCGGGTGGTTGTCGATCCAGTCCAGGGTCTTGTCCACCTGCTGCAGCCCGATGTCCCATCGACGCTCGATGTCTTCCTGACCTCGGTACCGGCCTGATGCGAACCACCACCCCAGGTTCGGGGTCTCCTCGGTAGCTTCGTTGATCCCGTCCGCGTACTCGGCCTTGAAGATCTCATAGCACTCCTCGCGCGTCAGCGGTGAGCCGGCGAGCTTCGAGAGCATATATTTCTCAGCCACCGCGTGGACCCCGGTACCCTGCTGTAGCCAGGCCGCTGGGCGTTTCCACACGCGCTCATGCCTGGCCAATTTCCAGCTGAACGGGCATTTGTCGAACTGCGACAGCTGCGAGACCGACCGTGGTTTCTTCTCGTACGTGTAGTTACGAGTCAAGTTGTCAGTGTCAGCCACGAGAGTCCTTGACCGCCATAGCGAGAGCCGCAACCCAGCCGATGAACGTCCATCCGAGCAGCAGGTTCACGACCGTCACAGGCCCCAGCAGGTGCGACTTGCGCACCGTAGCGACCAGGGTCGGCAGCAGGTATACGCCGATGAACAACCCGGTGAACGCGATGGGTCCGAACACCCGCGGCTCCATAGCGATCATCGCCACCAGCAGAACCGCAAGGATTCCCAGCCCGGTCAGTCGCCGGGCGTTCCACTTGCTGGTCGGCGCGTACGCCGGTTGGTACGCCGGCTGATCCCAGATGTTGCTCACGATGCTGCCTCCTCTTTAGGTTTGCGGACCGCGTTGCAGCGGCGCTTTTTGGCCAGGCCCAGCTCCACGAGCAACGGGCACGGGTTGAAGTCCGCGGGCTGATATTCGCGACGGAGAATATAGCTCAGAAATTCCCCGATTTCGCCCATGATGTATTTGTCGCCGTGACGCTCTTCGCGCTCGACAGCGTCAGGCTCGCAATATCTGTCGATGAACTCTTTCACTTCCCGGTAAAGGTAGCTGTCGTCGGTTAGCCACGTAGAACGGTAAACGTGGAGGCCGCGAATACCGGGGACCAGATCGAGTGTATTAGCGCGGATATACGCGTCTTTAACCACGTTCAGAGTAGGGACGATTGTCTTACCGATAACTCGGGAAGTGATCTCGAACATGCGGTGCAAACCATTCTTCTAAGAAAAGGGGCGGGTGGTTATCAGGGCTCCACGCTCGGGAAACGCCAGATGTGATGACGTCCGATCTCGGACAGAGTTGTGTATTCGTTGACTCTGATGAGTAGGTCTTCGTCGGATTCCTGGCGCTCCCTGTATGCCCAACCCCCGCGTTTGCTGACGCCGGGTATAGGCGGGATGTTCGGATCAAACTCGACAACCCAATTGTTCTCACGAAGCATCCGGTAAAACGACCGGAGACGCTTCAGCTTGTATTCTTTCATGCCTTTGCCGCGTGTGGCGATGTATTCGCCATGATCCCTTAGGCGTTTATGCGGCGTGCACTGAGAAAGAGGCTCTGGTACCTTGAACGGGTATTCGCGGCGGATAACCTGCCGGGCGGTCAATTTGCCTCCGTACGTGTGAACGTGCCATGAAACAGCCTGTGGTGTCACACCGTACATCCGGGCGATATCCGCCTCAGTCTCCCCCGCAGCTTTCAGGGCCTCAATCACTTCTAGTGAGAGGCGGGGGAGCTGTTCTCTGGTGGTTCTCATCGGTCCTCCTTGTATTACAGACCAACGTATCTTGCATCTTGTTACAGCGCAAGGCACAACCCCCTCGATACTTGACAGTGCGACGTAGTTTTCTGGTGTCCCAGATCTGGGACTCTTCCCCCGTGGGAGAAAGTAGACCACTTGATCTAGTCCGGCGCAAGTGTCAAACGTCACTAAGTTCGTAGCTGAACCGGCATCGTCACAACCGATACCGGCGTTACAGCTACCAGACCACGACTCGATCCGCAGCGGATCCGCTGGTCAGCAGTACCACCGTTTCCGGCAGTAGCGACTCTTCTTGTCTTTCCCGCGGTCTTTGCCCGGGCCGGCTGAGTCGTGTTTGCTCTCGGATTTCTTCTCCGGATCGCACGTCGGCAGGTCCCCGTGGGCTACGTGCCAGTCAGAATCAGCCCTCAGACCGCCATGCTCCAGCTGGTGAGACACCGACCGATGCTCGCACCCGGAGAACCCGTCAGCACGCGCTGACGGGGCTACCAGGACCGCTGCGAGCATCACAGCGCCGACGATGAACCAGACGACGAAGGCCAGGCGCTTAGACACCGTCGTCCCAGTAATCTCGTCCCTCGACAATGTTCAGAGCCTCCTGCATGCCCCTATCCATGCCGCTCATGTAGTCGCGGTCGCCGCTGAGATCATTGACGATCTCCTGCAGCCGAGCGATCAGTTTTCTACGGATCTCCTCCACCGATAGACGTTCTGCGTCCTCGCTCACACCTGCCTCACTCTCTTCAGCCCGACGGTTCCCGACAGGTTCTCGCGGACGAACGCCCACGACTCAGTACGTACCCACGACGCGGTGAACAACCCTTCAGCGTGGACGGCGGCGTGGTGCTTGCAGAGCAGCAGCTCGAACTGACCGTTCTCCCAGCGCTCCATAGCCGCGGCAGAACACGCGTCGCAACGATCGGTGAGCCGCAGCTCCCCGGGAGGCGTTGCGCCATCCTCCCGGGGAGGCGAAACCTGGCCTGGAGTGGTCATGCGTCCACGTCCTCTCGCTCTACGAACTCGACGTACACCTTCGCTGTCTCCAGATCGGTGTTCAGGATCTTGAACCAGAACGGGTTATCACCCCGCTCGAACTGGTACAAGTCGTACGACCCGTTGGTCTTCGCGACCAGCTGCCAGTTGTCCGAGTGGTGCATCGCCCCGTACTCGGTCTCGAACCACTCCCCGCTCACAGCCCCACCGCTTTCGTGATCAGGAACATCAGCGCAGCCCCGGCGACGATCGCACCGACCGACAACGCCAGCTCGATGCTCAGCGGTAGGCCCGGGTTGCTCCGTCGGTACAGCTTGCGAAGCTCAGCCGGCGAGTACGACGCCGCGATTATCTGGTTGAACGCTTTGAGTTCTGTCTCGTTCATCAGGGCACCACTTTCGCCAGGATTACCAGCGCGTCTGCCAGGCCGCTAGCCCGGCCCCCGCAGACTAGGCAGTCCTCTTTGTCGCCGCGGGCCGCGGCCGCTTCGCAGAAGCGGAGCCACTTCACGCGCTCGTCGTTGATCAGGTCTATTGCATCGCTCAGGGTCATCGGGTCTCTCCTCGCTGCGCGAGCTCGGTAGCAGCGGCAGCAGCCGCGACACGGTTCACCGAGGTGACCATGCGCTGAAGCTCCGGGGTCGACAGCGTGTCGAACCACGCGTGTGTGCCGGTCATAGAGGCCCCCCGAATGTGTAGGCAGTTGTCCTGAGCCCCGCGTAGTATTCGAGGAAGTCCTCGGGTAGCTTGCTCGGGTCGACGTACGAGAAGCTCTCGCCGTCGTCATCGACGGTCACGATCGCGTCGTGCCGACGGATCGTCTCGTTGGCCCGCGCCAACTCGGCCAGAATCAGCTCCTGTCGCGAGCGTGTCCCGTGGGCGGTCATCGCGCACCTGGATCGTAACGGTGCGCATCGGGGTACTTCTGACCCGTTAGACGCTCCCATCGTTCAACGGACACCTCACCGCTCATACGGCAGTCGCTGCACTGCCCTGCGTTGCAGGTGAATCCTTTGATCGGCGCGGACCCTGCCCCACTCCCGTCGCAGGTGGGGCAGACCAGCATTTGTCGGATCATCGATCCCTCTCCTTCCGTTACGTGTCAAGCCGCGGTGAGAACGCGGACGGCGGTTTTGGACGTGTCGATCAGGTGCCGCCGGCCTCGCTCGTCGACGACCGTGAGCACGGTGCCCGCGGTGAACAGCACCCGTGCTGTCCAGCCAGCGGGCCCGCGCGATGCGATGTGGATGGTCATGCCGCCCGCCACCCGAACGAGGCTCGGATCTCGTTCATACCGACGATCCGGTCGAAGTCGTCCCGATCGATCCACCGCCAGGACTTGACGGTGTACTCAGACCCGTACGAGCGATCCGCGATCTTCCGTCCCAGCTCGATGTGGACCATTCTGTACTTCGCATCCTCGGGGTCGTCGTGCCGAGCAGCCATAGCGAACACGCTGGTCGCCGTAGTTCCCCAGTCGCCGTAGAGGGTGCCGGTGACATAGCCGTGGAGATCGGCCAGGTTGAAGCTCAGTCCCTGGGTGGGGTTGAGGGTGTCAGTAGCACTCATGGTGACCTCCTAAGGTTGGTTACGAATCAAGTCAGCGTGAGCAGCCGTGAATCGAACACGGTCAGCGCGGTGATGTCGGCTGAGCGATCCTGCCTGCTCGTGCCAGCTCGTCGTAGCCACGTGCTTCGGCTCAGAGCTGGACTTCAAAGTATGTTGTGGGCCGGGGCTCCGCATTACACGGGATTTGCATCAGGGTCAACGCGCGGTCTGGGCTCGCCTGAATCTTGCTGGCCTTTGTTGTGTTGTAGGTCTACATTAACCGATCTTGCGGTTACGTGTCAAGTGAGTTAGTCGAGGAATTTCTCGGCGGATTGCCGACGCCTATCCCGTCCCGTGACCCTTCATCAGACAACCGCGCGTACGCCTGCGCGAGGACGTCGTCGACTCGGACCGTCTTCTTACCCGCCCGCTGCGCCGAGGCCAGCAGCACCGCGACGATCTGGCCGACACCGATCAACTCGCGCAGCTGGGCAGTCTCACGTCCGTGCTGCCTGTCGAGCTCCTCGACCATGTCGAGCGACTGCTTAGCCAGCAGTCGGTAGTTGAACTCCAGCACGTCGCGACTCACCCCGGACACATCCTCGCTGGCGGCCTTCCGCAGGTCCTCACGGCGCAGCATCAGGCACGCACCAGACGGGCCGAGCGGATGCACTCGGACTGCTCGATCGTCTCGGTGCCGTAGTCGTGCGCGTACCAGACGGTAGCGACGCCAGACATCCCGAGCTTGGTCACGGTGCCGACGTACTCCCGGCCATCCTCGGGCGAGGTGAACCGGACCGAGTCACCGATGCGGATGATGTCCATGAGATGCCCTCTCTCTGAGTGGTTACGAATCAAGGTCGAGCGACGACCGCGTAGCCTGCGATCACCGCGAGCATCACCGGGATGAAGCTGATGATGATGAGTGCTGCGGTCATGTCCACGAGGTTACGCATCAAGTTTCTTCGACGCAACCCTTGACACGTAACCGCAGTTCGTGCATTCTTGATTCATCGCGATCGGGGCGATCCCCCGACTACCGAGTTCACAGTCCCCCGGAAGGGCCGGCGGACAGAAAGGAGTCCCGAAATGAACAGCACCGTGAAGCAGGCCATCGCCCTCGGTCGCGAGGCCGGTGTCCAGGTTCAGCCCTGGGGCGGCGATGAGGTCCGCCTCAACGGCGGGATGATCATGTCCGCCTCGGACGCGATCGGCTGGGGCATCCGCCGAGCATCCGCTCGGTAGTCCCGGCCCTCGGCCCCGGGTAACACCGGGGCCATCCCGATCCCCCTCATCCATCAACCATCCACTACTCGAAGGAGACATCCAATGACCACCATCGCCCGCCGCATCGCCACCGGCCTGTTCCTGCTCGCCGCCCCTGCGGTCATCGCCACCCCCGGCTGGATCGCGTCGGCTGACCCGATCTCGTTCGATCAGTCCTCGTTCCCGTGCGCTGAGGATGAGGTGCTCGGGTTCAGCCCCGAGTTCGGCCCCGACAAGGTCGGTTGCATCCACATCGAGGACGTGCGATGAGCTACAGCGCTGGGCAACAGATCGAGGTCGGACTGAGCGGCGATGAGCACCACGTGATGGCCAGCCACCTCCGCCCCGCCCCCTCCGAGGATGTGGTTGCCTACCGCAACTGGCTATCGGTCCTCTCACACTCCGACTCCGAACCGTACCCAACCCACTAGATCCCAGCTGATTGAGCCCCTGGCCTTCGGGCCGGGGGCTTTCTCATGCCTCGACCCGGAAGGCCCCGTAACGCCGCCTCACGTCCACGCTGAGCCTCGAACACCGCGAGCCGGTGTCAGCGGTGCGGAAGGCCAGGAGTCGGCCGGCAGCGTCGACGTCGAGCGCCTTGACCCGTAACCGATCGGGGTTCGAACTCGCCGCTTGACACGTAACCGTGTCGCCTCGCATACTTGAGTCACCTCGCCCGGGGTGGTCCCCCGGCTACCGCGCTCATCAGTCGGAGAGTCCGACGAAGAAAGGAGTTCGAAATGAACACCAACCTGATCACCATCCCCGCCGCCGAGGTCGTGGTCGGCGACACCATCGTCGCCGGTGCGGGCACCGTGCTCGCCCCCGAGGACCTCGTGGTCCGCCGCATCGAGTCGGATCGGACCTTCGTCCGGTTCAACGGGATGGTGGATATCCACCGGCGGATCAACGTCCGCGTCGCCCGGTAACCCCGGGAGAACCTCGAAGCCCCCGCTACGGCGGGGGTTTTTCATGCCTGCACCACGTCGAGACCCGATCCCATCCCGAGCCATCGTGCCCTGATGCCGATTGCTGCCCTCTCACAGCCCCGCAGAGCGACGATGACCTGCCTCTCGATAGACCGCCCCCGTCGACCGGTCTCGTCGCGGCAGAGGACCAATCACCCCCTCGAACCACGAGATCGACCTCGAACACCGAGGGCGGCCCATCGAAGGCTGATCCCCCGCCGCCATCCGCCGCGCTGGTCGACCCCCGAAGGTCGAAGCATCCGACGAACTCGACCCCGATCCATCGATCCGATCGACGTTCGGACGCGAGCTTCGATCCCGGAACGTCGGCTCGATCTCGAAGCCCAGCCATCCCCTCGATGCGGAGCCCCGTCGATCCCGAGCCGCATCCGCAGCCGAGTCGGCATCGAGCTCGGCGCATCCTCGGTACCGAGTCGCTGTCGCATCGAGCGCACAGGGCGTCGCACAGGCAGGGGTGCTGTGGGGGCAGCAGGGGGTGCGGGGTACAGGGGGCAGGCAGGGCGGGGTGTGGGTGCGCAGCTGGGTGTGCGTGCCGGGGGAGCGGGTAGGCAGGGTGCGGGGTACGCCGGCCGGGGTGCGCAGACTCGCAGCGCACAGGGGGTTGCGCTGCCGGGTGGGTGTGTGGTAGACTGGGTGTACTCCGGCAGACGGGGTCACAGGGGACGCGCGGCGCGCGGGCCCCTAGGGGGGCACCCCTACCCCCCCGCGTTTGACCGGATGGTAA